TTTCTTAATGGTTGCGGGGAATGGACTTGAACCAATGACCTCCGGGTTATGAGCCTGTGTTTTTGATTTTTATAACGTTTGGCTATGTCTAAAAAAGTCTTGTATTTTCAATGCTCTTCGGCATTATCGTTTTATGCCGTCTGGTCTTTTGTGACGCTGTTTTACAACTTTTGTTCCCCAAATGTTCCCCAAATTTTGAATGAGGAAACCATTGCCGCCGGGAAACTTTGGCTTGACAATCCGGACGCGGTGGCTATAATGGAGATAAAGAGGGCGCTGCGACATGCGGTTAGCTCTTCAAGATTGGATTTCTAAAAGAATAGAAACCGTCACTTGGCAGAGTGGCGGTTTCTGCTTTTTACGGTTATCGTGATCGTGTATGTAAATACATGAAAAGTAATCGTAATCGGCATTACTTCACCCCCTTTCGGGTGGTGTAGCTAACCGCCTGCCGTTGTGCAACGCCCTCAGCGCTTTACAGCGCCACAAGCAAAATAACACATAGTTTTACCGATTTCAAGAGCTTTCGATCCATACAGACAGAAAGAGGCGATCCCAACAACGGGACCGCCTCTTATTTTTTTGTACAAAAATTTGCACGAGCCTTTGTGCATTTTTGAATTTTCCTTGCTTCGATGTTACCATTCGTCCTTCTCGTTGACATCTTTTAGTGAAAACACAAAGAGAAAATACGAAAAACCTTACATAATTACGGATTAATCACTTTTTTGGACGTGCTACGATGAAGTTGTAAGCTGTCAAATGGGGTAAACCGCTATCACAAAAAAACAGGAATTGACAAGAATGGAGTTGATGTATCATGCCCGCGCGGTACGGATAGACAGGCAGAGACAGCGAGACCGGCGATAGGCCGAAAAAAGAAAAAACAGGAGGCTCCTATATGAACGACTTTTCTGATGTAGCAACCATTAATCAAACGCTTGCCCGCGCTAAGGCGGAGAATATGTACATCCCGGAAACGGCGCTGCGCCGCTGGGTAAAGGACGGAGACGTACCCGCGTCTTTTGTCGGTAAGAAAGCGCTGATCTATTGGCCGGCGCTTATGAGATTCCTGCAGGGAGGAAACTGCCAATGAAAAACGAAAAGCGCTGCACCGGTATTACCGTACCGGTGCAGCAGGCGGATGATCTGAACCTTTCTTGCGCAAAAAACGCACCAGACACCCAGCCACAGTATATCTCACAAGAGCAAATCGCACAAGCAAAAGTTGCTCGGTATCTGGGGCATGGAGAAGGAAACGCCCTGCGCGCCGCCGACCTTTGCAACAGGGTGGGATATCGTTCTACCCGTACTCTTCGGGCGGCCATTGCGCAGGAACGCCGCGCGGGTATTCCAATTCTGTCATCCAACGCCGGGTATTTCCTGCCGGATGCTGGGGAAAAAGGACAACGGGAGGCCGCCGCCTTTTGCCGTTCCTTGCGCTCCAGTGCGGTCAATGTATTTCGTGCCGCGTCTGCCGCCTGGAAGTATTTAGGCGTGCTGCCGGAGCAAATTGCGATGGAAGAGCGGGACGGTACGTTATGAGCAGGAAGAGGAAAGACATAACCCTTCAGCCGTGGCTGTCCGCTCAGCTGGATTGCAGAGAAAAAAGCTATGTCATGGAGGGCGGCACACTCCGCGAGGCCAAAGCGTGGCAAGCACTTACGCTGAATGCGAGGAATACATACTCCTGCATGGTGCATGAGTGTCGGGGCAGACGTGAGTTTACTTTCCCGCTCGCAGTTGCTCAAAAGTACGGAATCCCAAAGAACTCTCTGACAAGAAGTGTGCACGAATTGGTAGGAGCGGGCTTCATTAGATACAAGAGCGGGCGAACTGTGAGAAAGCCAAATTTGTACTCCTTTGAGTGGGGGTGGAAACGGAACGAGGAGAACAAGTAAGAGAATACTACATGGTAATATTAATAAATCTTCCCCTCTGTTGGGTAGTCAGATGAAGCAAATAATTTCACTGGTTGCCCCGCGTTGGGGCAGTGCATCGCCATTATACACAGCAAAACCGTCCCCACATGCCCCGCTATGGGGTAAGACACTTCCCCAAGATGGGGCAGCCAATTTAATTAAAATTTTTTATGTATTTAATTTTTGGAGGAAAAACCATGAATAACGTTACGATCACCACACCCGAAGAATGCGCCGAATTTGAGAAGAAATACCACGCCGCAGCCGAAACACTGTTCGACCCGCTCGATTCGGTGGAGAATGATCTCGATGACATCTGCGCCCTGACGGAGGCCCTGCGCACGATCTTAAAGCCGATATTCCCCGCCCTGCCACTTTCCGCGAACGCCGAGCCGGAACGTCTTACCGGCGATCAACTCGAATGGGCGGTGTACCGAGCGCAGCAGTCTGTTGAAGTGCTGCTCAACCACATTTTCCACTGCGCTGCAGGTGCGAAAGAAACCCTTAACCCCATATTCGAGGCACTGAACGACTGACCCGCTATCTACTCAACAGCGAGCGGGACGGCACGCAAAGCCGCTCCGCTCGCGTCCCCACTCTTTCTAAAGGCAAAGCCAGATAACGCCTGTAAGCGCCTGTGAGCGGCTTTTAATCGGCGGTGTATTCCAGTATATCCCCCGGCTGACATTGCAGCAGCTCACAAACGCGTCCGATGTTATCCAGTGCGACCAGCTCACCGCGCCGGAACGCCTGCACCGTGCTTTCCGAGAGGATTTTTTCTTTTCGAATCTTATACGTGCTGTATCCGGCCTCTTTAAGCGCCTCCAGCACATCGAACTTGTATCGAATCGGCATTTTCATGTCCTCCTTTTCCACTATGCTCAGTATAGCACAATATACACGAATTTCAATGTATATTTTAGACAGAGGCAAGCACGGATAATCGTGCATAATGTCGATAGACAATGAACGAATAATCGTGTATATTATAATCACAGAGAGGGAAAAGCCCCGAGTGAAAGCGGACGGAGTAAGCGGCAGCCGAAACAAAAACGCGACGCAAGAGCGGGAACGGATAAGCGAACCGAGCCACAGGCCGGGAGATAAGCTTACAAGCCACCCGCCGGGCTTCCCCGAATCTAAAACCAAAAAGAAAGGAAAATGAGGAAATGACAACACAGGAGATCGTGAGCAAGGTAAAAGAGCTGCGGGAGCTGCAAGCGCTGATTGAAGAGACGCAGGCGGAAGCAGAGACTATCAAGGACGCTATTAAGGCAAATATGGGCGGTTCTGACGTGCTTCTTGCGGGGGAATATAAAAAATCACGTGGAAGGCCGTAGAAAGCCGCAGGCTGGACACAGCGGCGCTGAGCAAGGCTCTGCCGGAGCTTGCCGCGCAGTTTACCAAAACCACGACGGTACGCCGTTTCTGCATTGCATAAGGGAGGTAAGCACATGGATTACGATCAAGTTATCATGACGCTGTTCCGCCAGCTCGATGATGAGCAGAAAGAAATCTTCATCGCAACCGTCCGCAAGGCGTGGGAAAAAGACCGGGCGAAGATGGGCGAGCCGAAAGCCCCGTCAAACGCCGCAGGACTTCCCCAGACGGAAGCGGCGCGGTGATATGGAGAAACACACACCAGCAAGCGGGACGGCACACAAACGCCGCTCCGCTCGCCTTATATGCCGCCACCGAGCAGCCGCACAGCGCACGATAACCGGGGGGTAGTTTCCGAATTAGTAAAGGCGAAAAGGTCAGCAGGAGGCCGACTGCACCCCGAAAAAATCCCGTATTCACTTCCGTCGCCTGTGCTTGAGCTTTATTGGAAAGCGTGATAAAATTTATTTATTGAAATGGTTGCGTTTTGGCCGTCTGCTTGCCATATATGGTAGAAAGGAAGTGTACAATATGAGTTCCAAATTCTCTTGGTTGAAAGCGCTTAAAATCTCCTTGGACGCCTCCGTATACCAGGATCTTGGGTTCTCGCAGGACGAAGCGTTCTCTTTTGCTTTCATGGACAACGACCGTGCCACGTCTCGCCCAAGTCGTCGGCTCAGTGATAAAGAAATAAAAAAGCGTATAGAAGAAAGCCGTAAGGGATATAACGAAGCAATGAATACGTTTGCTGAATGCCAACGCAAGATATGCGAAGGCGGCCCTTTGGTTCGTGAAGGGGCGGAAAAAGCTCGTCAGGAAGCTCTGCGGTTTCGTGAAGAAGTCAGGAAGAAGAACAGTTAACTCACTTCTATCTCAAACCCCGCCGCCAACAGCGCCGATACGACGATGGCCTCCGCCTCGCTGGAATCCACAAAATCCCGCAGCGCTTCTTCCATGAACGGGCGCGGCCCGGCGTCGCCCTGACGATAACCGGATTCTATCCACGGCGTTTCCGGCTCGCTTCCGTTGGTCTGCAGCGTCGTCTCGTTGGTGATCTCCACGCTGTCGTCGCTGATAACGGCAGATAGATTATTGTCTGCGCCGAGCTGATACCGGCGGCGCTCCATCGCCCACGGCGACGCCTCATAGCTGTATACCCGCTCGTCCGCCGAGCGCCGGATAGCCGCTTTCAGCCCCGCCGCAAGTTCCGACTGTGCGGAGGCTACGGCGCTTTGTATGCGCGAACGGATGGTGTAATACTGGTCCAGTACGCTCATGAAAATCACTCCTGATTCCCGGAAAAAGCGTGATGTTTCACGCGCTTTCAGCGAAGCAGGGGGAAAGCCCCGACCCGATGCCGGATCGGGGCTTTATCATGCTCAGGTAACGGTCACGGGGATCGTGTCCGTATAGGTCTCGTTGGTGAGCGTATTGGTAACGCTCACGGTAACGGTGGTGTTGCCGGCTGCAACGCCGGACAGCACATTGCTGTGCGCATCGTTGAACTTGGCCGTGGCTGCCGCAGCGGACGCAAACGTTACCTTGCTCATATCGGAGATATTGGCAAGGATGCCGCCGACCGAATACTTCACCGGCAGGGTGATCGTCTCGCCGTGGACAACAGACGCGCCGGAGCCGAGACCGATGAAGTAAATGCCGTCCACGCCGTAGGTGCTCGTGTCGCTGCCGATGAACTCGTCCACGATGAAGCCGTAGGACTGAGAACCGGAGTTGTCGCACAGACCGGCTCCGACGGCCTCCTCGTAGGTCAGGCAGTTGCCGGAGAGGTCAACGCTGCCGGTAGAGGTCTGCCCAACGCTGTCCTGCATACCGTTGGTGAAGAAGTAGTACGGGATGTAGTAATGGCGGATCTTGTAGAGGCTCGACGCCATAACATCCGAACCGGTCTTCTTCGCGTAGCAGTTGACGGCGAAGTGCGCGCGCACGACCTTCGGCTGGAAGAGCGCCGGAATGCCGAGCTGCAGAGCGCTGGAGTTCTGCACGAAGTACTTCACACAGTAGCTGTTGCCGCTGACTGCCGTGAAGCCGGTGATAACGCCGGCGGAGGACACAGGATACGCCGTGCCGCTGTTCTGCTCGACCGTCGCCTTGTCCGAGCCGGAGCTCGTCAGAATGTAGGCAACCGCGCCGTTGGAACCGCCGAGCGGAGCCACCGCATTGTTGACGGTCAGATTGGCGCCCGTCGCGGTAACAACGGTGCTGGTCTCCACGACGCCGTTGGCGGCAAGGTCGCTGCCGATGGTGATCGCCATGTTGTTGAGCGCACTGTCCGCCGTCTTCGCCGTAATAGCGAGGCGGGCAGTGTCGGGGATACACATGACGAGCATGTTGCCGGGGCCGCCCTCCACGTCGCCGCTATTCATGCTGCCGTTCAGGCCGAAATCGGTGACGTACTTGGAAAAGCCCACGAGGTTGTCGGTAGCGGGGTCAAAGAACTCCGCATACACAATGCCCTTGGTGAACATATAGTCGGGCTTAAACGTGTAGTTCATAATCGAAAGTCACTCCTTTGTAGTGTCAGCAAGAAGCCCTTTAGCTCCCGCGTCGAGATCGTCGATGGTCTTCATGGCGCCCGGCAGACTGACCTTGCGGGCGTATTTCCACGTTGGGAAGGGATTGCCCTTGGGAAAGGTCACGAAGCCGGACATGGAAGCCGTGGTATAGACCTGATATCCAAGCGTTCGGTCGATGGCCTCCTGCGTTTTCTGAAAGTCTCGGATCGTCCAGCCCCACACGGAGGCCGGGTCGGTGTGCGCGTTGATCGCCACGGAATAGACGAGCGCGTCAAAGTCCAGCACAAGATCGCTTTCCTGCTGCGCGGCAGTATACTGCAGCGCAGCAACGAGCTCCGGGTTATAATTCTCATCCGGTATCTCATAGCAGTTCTGTGCCGCAATAATGCGCCGCACCTCGTCCATCTGCGGCATGCTGAGGCAAAACTCGCCCTGAATGAAAATCGCGTCAAGCACGCCGTTCCGCGTCTGAAACTGGATGGGCAGCATCGCTTCCCCGGTCCTTCGGTCGGAAAACGTCTCGAGCCGCAGCGCTTTTACAAGCACCGCCATAGCCAAATAGAAGAAATTTCCGGCTATGTTCTGCTCCTGTGCGGTTTTATCCAGTTCGTACAGGCACGCGCACCACGAAAGCCGCGCCAGCTTCGGCGGCAGGGAGCTTTGCATCAGCTCAAAGGCGATCCGCGCATTATGGTACAGGGCATAATCGCGCACCGTCAGCGGCCAGAACTCCAGCCCCGCATATTCCACCGGTCGATTCTCTCGTATGGCTTCCGCGTATTTATCTTCGATGCTCATAAAAACTCCTTTGCATCGTCCATAACATTGTCATTCGGCGAACGTCGGGTGTTCGTCCGTTCCGTACCAGTCCACATACTGGTAGAGCTTGTAACCGAGATTGGCGCGTTCATCGTCCACCTTGGTCACGCGGCTCATGAACAGCGGCCCAACGCCGCCGACGTTGACTCCCTCCGTCGCCTCCATAATGGCCTGAAGCATCGCATAGGAGCGGGAGTTCCCCGGCGTTCCGAGATTCGCTTCCTGCGCGTAGTTGGTCATGATGGTGTATATAACCGTCTGTCGGTACACCGCGCGGTTCCGGTCCCGTATCGTCGTGATCTCTCCCAGCGCAATGCGAAGGATGGACTGCGCGTTGTACTGCGACTGGCGCGTAAGATCCTGCGCAAACACGCGGTAGCCGCGCTTTTCATCCGGCGGATTGGCCGGAAGCTCCGGGTCGAACAGTATCGTGCGTATCTGCTCTCCCGTGGGAAGCGGCTGGGAGAGCGGCCTTTCGCCGTCCCAGTAGAGCAGCTTCTTCAGCCGAGCCCGCGGGTAGCGGTTATCGCTCGGCGGCGTGTAACCGGGGCTCTCCATGTCCATGAGGTACCGCGACAGAAGGTATGGTAGCGTTTCCGCTCCTGCCATGGAGTTTGACGCCAAGACTTTCCAAAACGGGTAGTACGGGGAGTCCGTCGTCGGTTGAACGTTCACCCAGTCATTCTGCTTCATGGGCATCCCCGCCGTTCTTCGCGGCTTCGCGGATCTCGCCGACCGCAGTTTTTATCATGTCCGGCGTGATCTCGCAGAGAACCGCCGCCGCACGATGCAGCGCATCGTTCCGCGCTTCCAGCTCATCGCGGATAGCGCCGAAGATCATGCCTTCAAAGGCTTTATAGTCATAAAGAAGGTCGTATACCGTGTTGGAAACCTTCTTTGTTTTGTCCTTTTTCAAGCGTTCCAGCTGATTGATGACGTGAGATCCAGCCCAATCGTCATACTCCGAAAGCTGCATGAGCAGTCTCACATCCTGCTCTTCGCCGCTCTCTCCGAGCTTTACCCGCTGAATCCGGTAATCTCGGTGCAGATACATTTCCGCCAGAATGCCCATGAGGAACATCTGCCGGAGTTTACGGTTCTCTCGATATACGGGCGCGCCGTTCTCCCCATCCGCCGGTTCAACGCAGAACGCGGCAACGATGCGGGCGATGCGGTCCTTTGACTCTATGGGAATATAGGTGCTCGCTTTCGCAAGATCCGCTTCGGTAATCGTGATGACAGCCATGCATAACACTCCTTTTCGGCTGGTCTTTTTTACTTGCGGCTTCCGCTTTTGCGTTTGGCCGCAGTCTTCACCGCCGGAGCGGTGGAATCTTCTTTGCGCTTCATGCACTCTCCCCAGTCGGGAGAAAGCTTGTGGCAGTTCTTTGCCGGGCAGAACTCCTGGCAGGAGCAGAGCGCGTGGAAATAGCTTGCCTTATCGCCGAACACGGGCGGCGTCTCCCTGCGGCATAAGATATGTTCGTTGGGCGGGTCAAGATAGGCATATTTGCAGTCCATAACTGATATCCTCCGTTGGTCATGTGGTAAGCGCTGTCTGAGCCGTCACGCTGTATTCTCCGCAGACCGCTGTAATGACCAGCGGGTCGAACGCCGCGGCATACCCGGTGATCTTCCAGATGTTTTCTCCTGCGCTCTCGATGGAATAAGCGCTTTCCGGCGCACCGGAAACGACGATCTCCACAGCCTCATCCGTTGCCGCTCCGTTCCGGAAGAACGCTGCGGAAAATGTAACGGAATCGAACGCCCGCAATGTCGCCGGCGGCGGCGTGGTAAATGCCGTGAACGCATTCCCGCTCTTTGCCGCGGTAATGGTCACGTCCGCGCTGACTTCCTGGTTCTGCGCCAGACGCACCGTAATAACAGCGCTTCCGGCTCTTACCGCCGTCACAAGGCCGCTATCGTCCACGGTCAGCACGTTTTCATTGCTGCTGTAGAAGAGATACCGGATAGGATGTTCGTCCGTAGAAGCGACTACAGCGCCGTTCCGGATGCTCTGCACCGCAACCGTCTGTGTCGTCCCGACAGGCATTTCCTCTGCTGCCGTCAGCACGGGCTCCCACGAGAACGAGCCGTAGTCCGCGCACTGCTTTTCAATGCTGTCCTGCGGCAGCGGCTCGTTTCGCTCCACGGTGAACGTCAAAAGGTGAACGCTGTCCGCATCATCCGTAAACTCTCTCGTAAAATCGTTCAGACCACGGATGGCATAGGCGCTCTTCCCCATCACAAACCGGGTATTTTCGGTGAACTCGCTGCTGACCTTGTTTCTCTGGCAGATACAGGCGATATAGTTCTTGGCAATAATGCTGTCTTCCGTCACCTGATTCGCGTTGCCGAGCGTGCTGATCTTGGCAAAACTCATCGGCACGCTGACGATATTGCCGTAGTAATCCAGCCGGTTGATAACGGCGTTGCAGCGGCGAACAATGGCGTGCGCGTAGGTGTTGCCAATGTTTTTTGGCTTGAACACGATCCATGTATTCCCGCCGTATTTCATGTAAGCCCCCTGCGGGATGTGCGCAATTCCCGCAGGAGCAATGATGTATACCCTGTGCCAGTCGTCCGGCATCGTCTCGCCCATGCTGCTCTGCGACGTGGCAGAGGAGCGGATGCGGACAGGGGTGTAGTCGTACCAGTCCGGCGCGGAAAGGCCCTGACACACCGCGTCAAAGCAGTCGGAGGCAAGTGCGCCGTAAGCGGCGGCATAAGCCGTCGTGTCTGTTCCGAAATACTGCTGGTTGAGCCCCTTGTTGAACTTGGATGCGGCACCGGCGGCAGGGCTTGGGGCGTTTCCCAGCATGGCGGCGTTTTTTGCCATGCGCTCAAGATTTGCCATGCTGTAAAGCCCTCCTCACAGGTTGTAGTTTTTAACGGTGTTGAGATATGCCACGTTGGTTTCGTACTCGCGCATTTTCCCGTAGAGCTGTTCGGCAACGAGCCGCTGACGGCCGGAGTTGGCGTTCGTCTGGCTCGCCTCGCTGATCGTCGTGAAAGACCCGTCGCGGATCTTGCTTTTTCGCTCGATCGCGTCGTTGTCGAATCTCTGTTCCCAGACGAAATAAACAGCGAACGCAAGAATAGATATTTCCGTTGCGTTCAGTTCGTCGCGGAAACATCCGGATTTATAAAAATCCATCGTGATTTCCGTCCCCGCCGCAATGCCCTGCCCGATCGTTACAATTCCCGTCGCACTGTCGTAGGTGACAGGAAGCGGGTTATACTGCGGATCTCCGTAAGCATCCTGGGAGACAACCCCGGCAGATACGATGTCATACCCCGTCAGTCCGGTATTGATTGCGGTGGTTCCGGTGGTGGTTTCCTCTGCGGTGTAAACGCCGTCCGTAAACTCCGGCGGCGTATTTTGCGCAAGCCGCACGACCATTTCCGCCGGTCGGTTGAACAGCGGGATAGCCTCGCGCATATACGAAAGCATACGATTGTAGAAGACCGGGAGGCGGTTGCGCATATCCCAAACCAGCGAGATATCGTTTTGTATGTAGGTCATGGCCTGCGTTTCGATTGTTTCCCATGCGGTTCCCATGGCACTGCCTCCCGTAATGATTCATTCCTCGCCCTTGATCTTGCGAAGCCACGCTTCGCCGGCGTCCTGTATGATCGCGTTCAGGTCCTTATTGGCGCCGAGAATCAGTTTAATGGCGGCGTCGCTCATCTTGGACTTGGTAATTTCCAGAAGTTTCTGGTTCAAAAGTGCGATCTGCTCGTCGGTGAGTTTTCCATCCGGTGCAGCGGCCTTCCAGCCGTCAACCAGCGTCTGCTGCAGGGCGGAAACCGTCTGCTGCGCCATTGCGGTAGCTTCGGTCACGGCAGCGGACAGGGCCTGGAACTTCTGCGTTTTGGCAAGCCTCATAGCCGCCCAGGTTCCGAAGAGGCTGAGCAGAATAAGCACGGCCTGCGTCACGATCTGCAGAACGGATTCAACAAGAATTTCCTGCATGTCAAAATCACTCCTTTGTCGTTGAATGTGGAATTTTCAAAGGAAGTTTTCGGACCTTATACATAAGGTCGTCGAAAAAGCCGTTGCCGTTCAGCGCGTCGTGATACACCTTGTGCATCCGCTTGAGATCTTCGTAGTCGCTGCTCAGAATGCTGCCCTCTTCGACGTAGAGGAGACACAGCTCCTTGATCTTGGCTCCGAGAACTTCCCGGAGAGCCGCCATCATGTTCGCCTGAGAGGCTTTCTGCGCGTCCATATCCTTCTGCAGCTTGCGTATATCCTCGCTCTGCGCGGCATTTAAGTCGTGCTTTTCCTCTTCCCGATCTTCTTTCTGTGCTTTTCGGTTTCTTCGCTGTTCTGCCAGACGGAAGAGCCCGTTTATGAAAGCAGCGCCGGCCGCGCCGCCGAGAACTCCCACAATGAGAGCGTCTGTCGTCATAGCAATTCCTCCAACTTGTGCGGAGAGCGGCGCGCCGTCTCCGAGGATCACACGGCCCGGCTGTTGAGCTCCTGAATGATGGGAGCAAAGAGCTTCTTGCCGTCAAGCTCTTTGGCGGCTTCGTTCAGCTTTTCCACGCGGCTTCTGTCCACACGGTTATCCCCGCTCTCGAATGCGGAAAGGAAGCGGCGGGCAACAAGCTCGCGGTGCTGCGGGCAAAGCTGACGGAATTTGTTGACCGCCTCAGCCTCACTCAGGCTGAAGAACCAGTCAAACATGCCCTCGTTGCGCACGACCTCGCCTTCGGCGTAATCGCAGTGGTACTGCGCTCTCTGCTCGTCGGTCAGACCGTCCAGAACAATGAACTTGCGCTTTTCCAGCAGGTCCATGTGGAACGGCGTCATAAACTCGCCCTCGAACTCTTCAAGCGTCACGCTGAACACACGACCGGAACCGTTGATAAATCTGCCTTTGAAAATGGGGATCTGGTTGCCGGGGATGCAGGTATCCACATACAGGATCTTCACCATCTGTGCCTGCGGCGTAACAAACTGAACGATAGGCTGCGCGGCAGCCGCCTCTTTGCGCATTTCCTCTTCGGATGCTGCGATGGCGTCCGGAATGGCCGTTTCAGCCGCTTTGCGCGCTTCAGCGCGTGCTTTCTTTTCTGCCTCTGTCAAAGGGGTACGTCCCATCATAAATTCCTCCTTCTGGACGTTTTAAAGAACGCGAGGGGCGGGCTTCCGCCCCTCGCTGCCGAAATCAGACAACAGAGCTGATGATGCCGATGCGGGAGGCAAAGGCCGGCGCGATATCGAGGGAAGCGAACTGCTCGACCTCGATGTTGCCGGTGGCGATCACGTCGTCGCCCGGGGTCAGATTGAGCATGCCCTGACCGCCTTCCTCGAAGCAGCAGATCATCGGGGCGTAGCGCTCCGTAGCGCGGGCCGCAAGAACGATCATGTCGCTGGGGAATACGTCGTCCATCGTGGTGTTGATGGTATTCGGCGTGGAGGTCGGGGTGATCTCGTAGAGCATCGTGCCGTCATGGCTCGTGATGTAGCCGTTGCGGAAGTACTCGTTGCCGAGCTGCATCATGATCGCGCTGGCAAGACCGGCGTTGTCGGGCAGCACCTTGCGCAGAGCAAGGAAGTTGCCGTAGCCGATGATGTCGGTGCGGCGGACACGGTTGGCCTTCGCCACGTTCTGCACGATCTTTGCCCAGTTCTGATCGGTGTAGCCGGTCGCGGTCAGAGCCGCGGGAACATAGGTGGTGTCGGCGGCGGCCTTGGTAAAGGCATCGGTGAAGATGCGCATAATCATGGCGCCGTAGCCGCCGGCGAGAGCCGCCAGCGTGTCCACCATATTCAGGCCGTTGCCGACCATCTGGTAGTAGTTGATGCGGCCGCGGCAAGCGCGCGGCGTCGGGTTCAGCGCGATGGTCTTGTGGTAGAGCTGGTCTTCCGGCACGGAGCGCAGGGAGGTCCAGGTGGTGTCATGCCACTGGAACACCGCGTTGGAGGTGATCCCCGCCGTGTAGGTCTGGCCCTTGGGCGTGGTGACGGTGCTCACCATATCGCCGACGAGCTCGTTGACAACGTAGGGCGTGGTGGTGTACAGCACGTCGTTCATGACGGAGCTCATGAGCTGCAGATACATGGGGTTGGCCGCAAGGCGCGGATCGGTAAAGGTCGCCTTCTCGTCACGGCTGGTGCGCGTGCCATTGAAGTCGTTGACCTTCTTGGCGCAGAAGTGGAGAACATCGTCCGTCCACTTGCGGGCGTACTTCTCGTAATCCGACGCGCTCTTGAAAGAGCTGCCGAAATCGACGGTCGGGCGCTGCGCCTTGGACAGGGCCTTGTTCTTCGCCATACCAACGGATTCAAGAACCAGCGCCTGTCCTTCCATGACAAGCTGTTCTCTTGCGTCAGAACTCACCTTGCTGCTGTTCAGCAGGGCGAGACCGGAATTAAGTTTCAGAGACTCCATTTCTCGTTATCCCCCTCTCTCAAATGTTGCGGCAAAGGACGTTGTAACGGTTGAAAGGAACCGTGTTGCCCTCGGTGAACTTGTCAATGCCGAGAGCCGCGTCCAGCTCGAAATAGATGCCGCTGCCGGCCGCGGGGGCGGCGTTGGTGCCGACCAGCAGGCCGTTGGTAATGGTCGCGTACTTGTTGGTCTCGGACATCACCGTCGAGAAGTTGCCGTCGCCGAAGGCATAGGTCTCGCCGGGGATAGCCTTGGTGTAGGTCGCCAGGCGGCCGGCCGGAGCGCCAAGCCCGAGGGTGTTGATGCCCTCAGCATAAAGCTGCGTGCCGATCACGCCGCGCTGCACGTCGCCGGGATTGCAGATATAGATGTCGCCAGTGCCGTTGGCGGCGACGGTCATTTTGTAGCCGCCATGAGGCAGGTGGTCGCCCTTCACGCAGAACATACCGGCGCTGCAGTCGGCAGGCGTCCAGGTCTCGCTGACCATGGCACCGAACTCACCGGCAACGTTCTGAAGATCGTTGTGGCGGTTGTTCCACATACGGGGCTGAAAAGCGGTTTTAGCCGTGAAACTCATTTTCATTCACTCCTTTTCTCGTGTCAGATACCGGCCCGCATCTTCTCGCCGATAGTGTGCGGTTCCTCGGTCTTGCTGTTCGGCTTCATGCCCCACTGGAAGTAGGTCTTGTCAGCCTTGCGGTCTTCCGCGTCCATGCGCATCTGCTCGTCCATGCAGAGGCCCTTGACGGCGGCGCGGATCGCCTTGTCACCCGTCCAGTTGCCGTCGGCATCTTCGGTCTCGGTGAACTCGTTGTTGTTGATCTTCTCCATGAGATCCTTGCAGAGTTCATCGCTGAAGCGGCGGTCCTCGGGGCGGTTCTGGTTGATGCGGGCAAGCTCGTCGCTGCAAGCGCTTTTAGCCGCTTCCAGACGGCGGGACTTCTCGCGGTTAACGGCGGTAGAAAGAGACTTCTCCACGGCTTCCAGCCGCTCTTTCGTTTCTTTCAGCTCTTTCTCCGCCGCATTGCAGCGACTCATGGCAACGGTCAGAGCAGACTCAAAATCCGTCTGCACATTGTCGTCGCCGGCAGAGAAAGTAACGGTGGCAGACGCCTGACGGATCCGTTCGGGGATCACACTGCCCATGTCGCTGTCCTCGGAAACATAAAGGTGCGGGTCGCCGCTCTCATTGAGCAGTGCGAGCACCTTGGCATCCTCAGAAGCGCCGATGCAGGTGAAGCCGTTGAACTTCGCCGTCAGATCATCCAGACGCTTTTTGGAAAGCATATTTACTCTCACTCCTTGTTTCTCAGGTTTATTGGTTCCGTGCGGGGCGTCATCCAGCGACGCAGCTTTCAGAATTTCCCGTCTTTCGCTGCTCGCTCTCATTGCGGCAAGCGCTTGGATGTTCGCGCCCGGCACGGCGGGGCGTACTCCATTGCCGAGAATGGTGATACCGAGAATCAGATATTCTTCCTCGACATCCACACCGTTTTCGCGGTGTTCCTTCGTCACAAGGGTCTCCACAGACACGTCAAGGCCGCCGCCCTGTCCGGCGATCTTGTCAACAAGCTCCTTGCTGTACCATGCCCACAGATAACCCGTAACAACTACCCAGTCGGTGCCGCCGTCCCGCTCAATGCGGCGTGGCGCGTTTTTCGGCACCCATCCAACGATCCGTTCCGCGTCCGGCGCGGTGAACGAAACGTATTCTTTTCCGGTGGCGGGGTCTACTTTTGTGTCGTAATTATGCCCGTCTCCGATCGTCCCGTCCTGCAGATATGCAGTCAGGAGCGGGATATCCTCAAATTCGCTCAGATGCGAATCCAGATTGATATATTTCCAACCGTTCCGGTTGACCTCGTTGTTCAGCGCCCAAACTTCCACGCGGAACAGTTTCCGGTTTACTGCCTCAAGGATTTTCAGCTTGCCGGAAAAGCTCAGGCTCTTCCCGTCGTCGCCGTTCGGTTTGTATCGATTTTTTGCCATGCGGTTTTCCCTCCCGCTTACTGCTTCTGCGGCGCTTTCAGGATGTTCACGAACCAGCTGTCGTAAGAGGTCGTGCTGCCGTCGCCGTTTTCTGCCATGGTGTTTGCTTCTACGAGCCACTGCCGGTCCTGAAAGTTTTCCATCTGTACGTTTTCGGCATAGCGTGCCAGCGGCTCATAATTGGCCGTATCGCAGACTTCCACGATGCCGGACAGCGCATCATTTACTTCATCGAGAAGACCGATGCACATGTCGAACGTACCGGAGAGCCCCGGATACTCCATATCGAGCTCCGGAATGGGCGGGTAGCTCAGCGGCAGTCCCAGCTTTGCCATAATGTCCTTCAGCTCGTCGATGTACTCTGGCTGTTTGTGCTCCAGCGCGTGGATGGCCGCCGTAACGCCGGCGTAGCCCTGATACCACGTCTGCTCTTTGAGCGCGGCAAACCACCACATCGCCTTGCCCATTGCCGCCATAGCGCGGCGCATTGGCTCATAGAGCCCCGCATACCGTTCGTTCCGGTATGCCCCTCTGAACTCTCGCATCTCGCTCACCTCACTCCAAAGCGCGCCTCAGCTCATCAAGGAGCCGTGCGTCGATTTTCACTTTCTCCGTGACTTCCCCGTTGATGGATCCGTCTTCCGCCGGTCGTCCGCCCGGGTTCAGGTCTTTTTTTGCCTGCGGCGGCAGCCCTGACGTGTCCTGCTTGGCGCTGTAGGACGTGACAAGCGGTTTGCGCTTATCAAGGATCCCGCTCCCCGAAACGAAATCGGAGATCGCCATGTCATCCAGCAGCGAATGCCCCATCAGCGCGTCATATTTCAGCGTTTCCGGAAGAATGCCGAGCGTCGCCCCCTGTCGGGCGCTCTCGATCTCTTCTTTCCGCGAGAAGATGTCGCCGAACATGCGGAACTTGAACGGGCATTTGAACCGCTGCTGCTCAAAGACCCAGTTCATCATCCGCTCGATCGCCCAGTAGATGAGCATCGGATACCGCGCCTGGATCTGCGCGGAGAGCTGTGCCACGCCGACCTTCGGGTCATTCGTCGTAGGAATAAGCGCCGTAAGACCGGCTTTCAGGATCTGGTCGTTGAGCGCCGTGGACGTGATATTCGTGTTGGAAACCGTGTCCGAAAGTGTCTGCAGCTTCAAATCATCCGCCGGCGCGAGATACAATCCGATGCCGGACGTATTGGTCGCCTGAAGCATCTGGTACCAATACGCCTCGAAGAGCCGTCTCGTCTTTTCCGATACGCGAACCGGGTCGGCGTTGGAAGATCCTTTCGGGTCGTAAGTCTCCAAACTGCCGGTCAGAACGCTCGTCAGCGGGTTCAGGATGACTTCCATCTGCGCCGCTTCGTAGTTCGGTATCTGCGTCAAGGACACCATCATGCCGGTCGTCGGCGGTGCCATGAGCGCGTTTCGGTCTACGATCTCAAACGAGAAGACCTTATCGGCGGGGAGAATGACCCAGTAGAACCACTTATTCCCGGCATACTGCCATTCCGGCGCGCCGGGCAGTTCGTTCATTTTCGCGGTCTCAAATTTGTCTGTGTCGATTCGGTAATTCTGAGACCGGTGTTCCTGCGAAGAGTACACATATTTGCCTTCCGGCTGCACCACGGAGTAGAACGACTGCATATAAGGCCGGAACAGATCGCCGAACTGCCGCCAGTCGTTTCCCGGCTGCACGAAGTACATCAGGTTGAATGCGATCGTGTACTTTCCCGGTCCGTTGTTCCAACCGACGATTTTGATGTAATCTTCCGGGAGCTGCTGGAGAAAGGCGTAATTCACCTTCCCGTGGCTCTTGTCCATGGAAATGCGCGGCGTGTAAAACACCTTGCCGTACTGCGCGCACAGGCCAACGATCTCATGGGCTTTCGCCTTGATATTCATGGTTTCCGCGAGCTTTATCGCCATGGCATACTCGCGCAGCTGCGTCGCCTTGTCCGGCTTTTCCGGTGTATATCCCGGATATACATACCAGTCGTAGGTCAATACGTCCTGATATGTCTGGAGAATCAGGTCATAGGTCTTGGTGCTGGACGCAAGCGCGGCGGACACCTGGCGGAGCGCCTGTTCGTTTCCCTCCGGAGCCGCCACCATCTGCTCGATGTCGTCTTTGCTGAAATTGGCGGGCAGCGAATTGACGCTTTTGACGCGCTTGTTCTGGATATATGGCCAGTTGAGCATATACCCCATGCCGCCCGCGCCCATAAATGCCTGATACACGCTGTCCATCGGCAGAGCCTGGTATTCCTGCCCGAGAGACGCCATATATCGCGCGAAATAGTCCTGCGGCATTTCCCGTGCAGTTTTGTTATTCGTCTCTTGCGGCATTGGCTATCTCCTTCGCCTGCTCTTTCAGCAGCTCCTCAAAGCGTGAAAAGAACGCCTTCTGCTGTTCAATGAGCTGCGCGTGATATTTCTTTTCCTGCTCCTGCCGGATTCGGTTGGACATTTCAAAGATCCACTCCCAATCATCCGTGCCGAGCAGGCGCAGGTCGTCTTCTCCCACTTCCATAGCGCCCTCCGGCGCCTCCTCCGCGATCACAAGGCAGTGATCCCGATTGGCAAACGCCATATCGTACTGCGCGAGCCGGTCAATATTCTCATTGGTCGGGAGCATACAGTAGAGGGCGTAATGCTCAATCGTCATGGGCGCATGCACATCCTTCCGAGCCGGTGTATGGCTCGCGGCTTAACCTGTATCGTGGTGGAGAGCCGGTCGGCCTGCATCGCGTCGTAAGCGTCTGCATAGTCGTTTTTCCGGCGGTTCAGAAAATAGAGCTCTTCTTTTTCCATGCGCTGCGCAAACCGCGCCGCGTACAGTGTTGCGGACCACATATCTTTGGGGATTCGTTCCACAATGGGGGCTTCGATGTAGCCTGTGGAAACATATTTTTTCCGAAGGTTTGCCACCTGCCGGCAAAGCTCGCGGGTCTTGAGATATGGGAACTGGATCTTGGCGTTTTCCAGATCGTCTTTTATCCCGTGCTTCAGCTTGTAGGCCGTCATGCCCTCGTCGAGATTGGCGGTAAGCAGTTGGAAGTTCCCGTTTTCAAACTCGCGCTCTATGTAATCCAGCATTTCGCTGTTCGGGTCTCGTCCGGAGTTTCCGGTAGCCTGTATCGGGTAGATACACGGAACCGCTCCTTCGCGCTCCAGCGCGTTGTACGGTTCCTCGTGCGTTGTGGTGCAAAGCGGCGGCAGGCCGTCGCCCAGATCCTCGTGGAGGGCTTCTACGACGCTCTGGCCATACTGCCGTGCGTCGATAACAACGTAGGTCGCAAGTCCGCCGTCCATGCTGTAATCCGCCCAGCGGCGCTTGATGATGGCTGCGTGGGCTTTCGCCGTTTTCGGCGGCGCCATGTCCATAACGTAAACAAGCTGCTTTCGGTAGTGGTCCCATTTGCCCGTGTCGAAATGCCTGGTGCATTTGATGACCGACATAGCCGTCAGAGCGTTGCCGGAGGCGTCTCGGGAAGAAACGTCGTAGCCGATGATATACATTGCATCCGGTTCGCCCGAGTGCTTGTCCTCCATGACCTTGACCTTCCGGGACGCCGCAAGAACGCTGTCTTTGATAATGGGGTTCTCCGAAGCGCCCGTGCAGTGCGTTTCGCACTCTCGCATGAACTGCTCGGAGCTGAGCTTCTTCCGCAGCATGTTGTAGTAGTTGAACGACTTCATTCGGCAGAGCACGGGGACTTGCCACGGAATGAACAGCGCGTAAGCGCTTTTCCCGTCCATCATGCTTCGGCGCATATCCTCGCACGCCATAAAGGCTTCGTTCTCTTTGCGGCTTGCAGAGGTTATGTAGTGGATCTGGTTATCTATGTGCGTCGGGTCCGGAGTGCCGTTCACCATGTACTGCAGTCGGTTCGTGCCAAGTACGATCTGGTTGAAGTCGGTGAAGTTGAACGGGTTCTTGTCTTCCTGTCCGGCCTCTTCGGCGACAACGCCGGAGGTATCAATGCCTCGCGGGATGTCCATAATGAACTTGGATCCGGCGGGCGTTGTAAGGCGGAATGTGGTCTTCGCGTCGTTGCTCCGTATCCAGTGCGCCGCCAGAAGCGGGTAATTCCGTTCATAGCTGGCAAACGCCTTGGACGCCAGCGGCGCCGCCTGTACGCTTACCGGAGCGTAGTATCCGGTGATCTCTCCCGGCCACAGAATGCCCTTGTTGCATTTGTCAGAGATAATGCAGGAGGTTTTGCCGTAGCCTCGGCTCGCATATGTGAAAGTCTCGGTATATCGCGCCATATAGCGCTTGGTAACTCGCCCCATAAGCGAATTTGTGTAATCCGGCCTGTCGGAAACGCAAATATCCTCCATGATGTCGGGATACCAGCGAAAAAACGAAATCAGAAGCGCCCACTCTTTGGTTGCGAACTGTGAGTAATCAACGCCAGCGCGCGTAGGCTTCCGAACAAATCCTCCGGCGCGTCGGCTTTGTGTGTAATCCTGTCTGGACATCAGATGTTATCCTTTTGCGGCATATCCAGAGGCACGATGCCGAGTTCTCGGTATATTTGCTGCCCCTTTTCGTCGTTTTCCGCGGCGAACTCGCCCAGCGGATCCTCGATAGCATAGGCATCCGGCAGACGGTCAACCTCTTCCTGCCCCTCATTCCATGCGGTGCAGTTTCGGATGGCAAGAAGCATCTGGTCGGCGGCATCGCGCCAATAGGGATACGGCGCGTGAAATGTCTTTGTGGCAAGCTCTTTGCAAAGCTCGTCGTAATCCATGATGTGAAGCCCGGCTCTCTCAACAGCCTGCACAATGTCGTCCAGTCTCACGCGGTCCTGCGGAAGCTCGTCTTTTTTCCGAAGCTGTTCGCCCTCTTTTTCCGCCTTGATGAGATCGCCGATCTTTTTGGCGCTGTCGTAGTCCTGCTTGTCAAAGCAGCGTTCCTGCACCAGCGTCCACTTGCAAATGCGGACGATAGCCGCCTCCGCCTGCTCCGATACATAGGCTCGGTCTGCCGTCAGCGCATCATAGTTTTTGTCCATAGCCTCGTAATCGGCTTGTGTATAGGGCTCTTCGGTCGGCCCGTCCCCCCAGCGGTCTTTCCGCTGGCGTTCCAAGGAGCGGTAATCTTCGGCAGAAAGCATGTCATCGGAAACCTGAAGCGTCATCTTTTCGCCGTCAAAGGCTTTCCGAATGTCCGTTATGCCGTCCGCAGCTGCGGCTTCCGTGTGCCCGGCGCGCTGCCATGCGCGAAGCGCCAGCAAATACCCTCGCCACGTCCCGCATCTTCCCTTGGCAAATTTCCCTGCGTCCGCCGCTACCTCCGGCAAGTAGGGAACATTGAAAAACAAACAGGCGAGGAAAACAGCCATCTTGTACCCAACGCCCGGCAAGGCGACCAGATACGAGTAGATTTTCTGTTGGCATCGCTCACAGAACGGGAGCGGCGTATCCGGCCGGATTCTTTCCGGCATTGTCTGCGTCGGAGCGAACTCTTCTCCGCATATCGCGCACCTCGCCGTGTTCGCCGTTTGCACACGCTTCTCCCCTTTCGTTTTTCGCACATAAAAGTAATATGCGGCAGCCCCTGTTTTATAAACAAAAAGCTGCCGCGATTTATAAATTTTTTCTTTTTTTCGGGCGGTTTATGTCTCACGGATGGCAATCCCGTAAAAATACCGCATGAGCTTGCGTTTCAGCCGGTACACATCGGTGCGAAAGCCCTTAGAGTCCTCGACGATCTCCACGCCGTTTTCCGTGTAAACGAAGTCCGCTATGTAAGCCGCTTCTTTTTCGAGCACCTTACCGGGCGTAATTCCGCCCTTTGGCCCGATCACATCCGGCTCGCGTTGGGTTGGAACAAGGACAAACTTCACCTGCGTCCGCAGATCGGAGATTTCGCCGCGCTGCTCCATGGCGTAGAGTTCCGCCCAGCGGCGTGCTTCTTTCTTGCTGTCAAACTTCATCTCGCCGATCGCGCACTTCTCGGCGTGGTATTTCCCGCCTTTGCTTTTTGGCTTGGCTTCGGGAGAAGCAGCCACCGTCTGCTTTGCCCGTTCCTTCGCCATTTTCGCTTCGTACAGCGCTTTCATGCCGCGCGGCATATCTTCCGGCGTCTCGAAGGAAAGGCTGCTCATTCTGCTACCTGCTCAAACGGCGTAGGTTCATGCGCCTCCGAAAATCCGCCGCCGTCTGATCTGTCCAGAATCCGTGCGTTCCACCCCACAAAGTCCATGGAAATAGACCCCACCATGCCGTGGCGGTTTTTGGCCACGATAAACTCCATTTCCTGACTCTCCCAAGGCTGCGGTCTTCTGTCGGGTTCCCAGTAAAGCGCCGGCCGGTGCAGAAATATCACGGCATCGCTGTCCTCTTCGATGGCGCCGGAGTTGCGCAAATCGGAAAGGTTCGGTTTTTTGTCCTGCCGATTCTCATTTTGCCGGTTGAGCTGACAAAGCGACAGGATCGGGATCTGCAGGGATTGCGCCAGCCGTTTCAGCCGGTGTGACGTTTCCGTCGTTTGCTCGTACAGAGACCCGGATATGCTTGGGCGGATAAGCCCCATGTGGTCTATGACGAGGAGCCCCACGTCCCCCATGGAGCGGACGTGAGCTTCGATGTCATCCATCGACGCCGGGCGGTCGTTTATGACGAGATTTCTTTGCTGCAGAACAGTCATGGCCCGCGTGATATCCGTCCAGTACTGCTTTTGCGTCGTGGAGATCCCGCGCATGATGTCTCCGTAGTTCAGCCCTGTCATTCGTGCAACACGGCGAGCCCAAAGCTGGTTTCGGCTCATTTCGAGACTTTCGTAGACGACTTTTTTGCCGGTAGCAGCAACAGTATCCGCAATGGCAAACCCTACGACCGTCTTGCCTACACCGGGACGCGCCGCCAGCGTGATAACGCCGGATTCAACCAAGCCGCCGCCGAGGATCGCATCGAGCCTGGCAAGACCGGTGGGTGAAAAGAGAGACTTCTTTTCTTCCGCTACGTCGGAGATCAACTGCAGGAAGCCGGTCGCGTCCTCAGCCGGTGTTGGAAGCGTCCGCCGCTGCCCGGCAACCAGCTGCTGTAGCTCGGCAATGGCATCCGTCGGCGCAAGTGTTCCGCTCATCATCTTGCCGCCGATCACTTCGGACGCGCGCTCCATCGCCCGTGAGTGGATGATCTCCGCAAGCTTGGCAACGTTCGCCGTTGTGACGTACAGCCGCATCGCCGCTCGCATCGTATCCGACGAGATCTCCGTGCCGTCCGCTCTGGCTCGCTCCTGGATCGTCACAGCGTCTACGGCGGCCTTTTCGTCGAGAAGGGCGCAGGCGGCAGAATACGCCGCCCGGATATGCTCCTGCGCTATGTCCCCGGCTTGCAGGATATCCCTCGCCGTCCCGACCGTCTCGGCAGGGCTGACCAGGATACAGCCGAACAGAGATTCCTCAGCGAGAACCGCATCGTTCATTGTCATGTCGTTCACCACCAGTGATTTTCATCGTGCTCGGGGTCGTACCCCGGCAATTCGTAGTAGGGAACGTATTTGCCGCTCCCGGCAGGGTATTCCTGCATGTATCCTGGAATCATCCAGTAAGGGACGTACTTTCCGCTGTTTTTCGGGTGCTCCCGAAGCTCGCTGGTAGACAGGCTGCGCAAACCGGCGCTGTAGTCCGGCGGAGCAAACTTGGACTTCCGCCACTCGATCTCCGGGTCAGGGCGTTTAACGGATGCGTGTTCGGCTTCCAGCTTCGGCTGCTGCGCCTTAACGGGAAGTTTGGCGAGCTTATCCCAGATGATGCCCTGGTAGTTGTTTGCCTTGCATTCGTCGATAAGGTCTATGACCGCATCGTCGCCGTACTTCTCGGCGTTTTTCTTTGCCTGTGTCAGCAAAGACTTGAAGCCGGTGGGGACGTATTTCTCTTTCCGTTCCGCCTTGTATTCGAGCCAGCCGCGCAGAGCCTCTTTCAAAGGCGATGCGAGGGTGGATTCGTCGAGAATGGGGAGCAAAATAGGGAACATATCCGTGCCCTTGGGGGCTCTCTTTTTCCCCTTTTCTTTTATATCCCCGTAGGGGATATTTTCTTTTAGGTCTTTTTCTACGGGGTATGTATCACTAAGTTCTTGAGAAATACTGAGTTGGTTGTTATCGGTAGGTCTCAGGACGGAAGTTATCTCTTGAGACTTACCTGGTTGGTTGTCATTGCTTGGTTCAAGGGTTCTAACTGAGTTGGTGCAGATATTATGCGAAGCACCGCCATCGGCACGACCTCGCATATTTTTGCGCGGTTTATCGCTAAACCTCGCAATTTCTTGCAGACCCTCGCAATTTCTTGCAGACCCTCGCAATTTCTTGCGAGCTTCCGGTTCGCTGATTTCGCCCATGGACGCCTGGTGGATGTTTGATTCCAAGATGTAATCATCCGTTTTTACAGGAGGATCAGCAGAAGGCGAACTATATAATGCAAAAAATTCGTCAGTCTCTATGAACGCCGCGGCCATTCCGGCACTTCTTTCGGCTCTGTCAAGAAGACCAAGCTCGCAAAGTTTTGCGAACCTGTAATTCAATGCCCGCCGCTTTAGCCGGAGGAACTTCAAATCGTCCTCCAATCTCGCATAGTCCACCAAAAAATAGTTCTTTCCGCCGATGTCCTTTGTCGTCAGGAGTCTTCGATACTTGATAATCCATTGGACAAAATATAAATCGATGCCGTCCAAAAAGATTTCCTCGAAAGTATCGCCTTTGGGAACCATTGCGTGAACCGCGAGAATTTTTTCGTGGCTAAACCCGTTGATTACATCTTGCAATCAAAACACACCTTTCTGTCTGTGGGGTGGAGCAGCTGCTTTATACCCTATATGGCAAGCAGCGGCGCGTTTTGCAACCGCTGTTAAAACTTTTTGGCGAAGAAGCGCCCTGAAAGAGGGCGCTCTCTTCCTCCCATGCGCGTCAGTGCATTACGGAAATGAAATCGCAGGTGAGCTGGTAGATATCGGCATTCTCTTTGTGGCTGCGGTACTCGTCTTTGACGAGATAGCCCGCGCAGAGAACCGTGTCTCCGCGCTCCAGATTCTGCGCGAAATCGGCAACTTCACCCCATGCCGAGCAGTTGATGTAAACGCCCTTTCGGCGTCCGCCGTCTTCGCCCGGCAGCGAGTCGTACTGCAGAGAGAAGTTGGCAACACGGCGATTGTTGCCCAGCTCTTTGTAAGTTGCGTCCTTGCCCGACACACGGCCCCAGAAGACCGCTGTAGTGCCTTTTACGATGGGTGTCATAGATTATCCCTCCTGCGCGAAAAAGCTTGCTTCTACGTCGTCCTGAGCGCCGCCGGTGATCTCCCCGGTGTCAGGGTCAACGTCAAGAACCTTGGAGGCGTCGATCGGCGTTGTGGTAGCTGCCACTTCCTCGTAGCCCTGCTCTTCCGCAGAGTACATGCCGCCCAGCTCGGCAGGGAACGCCTCGCGCAGAGCCGCAACCAGGGCGCACTTGCGGATCATAAGGCCGGGGCTCGTCGCCCACTTGCTCGCCGGCTTCCCGTCTTTATACTGGCAGCGCTCCGTAAAGTTGACCGTGGCCGTAATAGGCGAAACATAACCATCCACATACACATCCGCCCAGCCGCCGACAAGCTCTTCGTCGGGAAGGACGATCTCGCCGACACGGTTTTCGAGTTTGCCGTCCTTTGTCAAAACAACAACGCCGGCCTTAGAGCCTTTGTACTTCGGGTTCTTCTGCGCTCGCTTGGTAAACGTCTCCTTGCCGACGATCATGGTGGCAGGTCCGCTGCCGTATTTGCATGCGTACACCTCGCGCAGAAACGGATTGAGACCCTGATAGCGGCAGAGAGACAGGAACATGTACGCTTCCGCGTCGGTAAGGCTGCCGCTGGGGCACAGATACTGCTTGATGATGTCGGTGGAGAGCTGAAGCTCGTTGCCGTTGATGTCCTTGTACGTCACAAGAGGGGCGGCTGCGGCAGCCTGCGGTGCGAGCCCCTGCCGGGTAGGCGCAGGGCGATTTGCGGGAGTTGCGGTTTTCATGGAATATCCTCCTTAAATTTTTCGGTATTCGATGTGGTTCTGTGTGAAAAACGCCTTGAGCGCGTGCGCCTGTTCCATCGTCACATCGACGGCGAACTCCAAATGATAGAGCTTCGGCTTCGTCGGCTCCTCGTATCCGACGGGAACGACGGGGGGCGGCGCAAAAGCGGGAGGCGGCTCCACAGGCGCGTCTGGCTCGTCCTGAGCGGCTTTGGGCTCATCGAAGTGTTCCTGCACTTCCGCCGCCTTGCGCGCCTCTTCGGCGGCTTTACGGGCTTTCAGCGCGTTTTCCTTCTGGATGGCGTCGCGGACGTTATGCGTAGCGGCATATTCGTCAAGAAGCGCCTCTTCCCATTCGCTGTTCAGAGACCGGATCGTATCAAGATCCTCGCGCACCTGCCGGAGAATGGTGACGATCTCTTCGGCAGCCGCCTTTTCGCTTGCGGACGCATTGCCCCATTTGGGAGATACGATGCTATCCCAAGTCACATAATCCGTAATGCCGACGGCGTTCTCGTCGAACACGGTTTTCAGCCGGGAGAGTTTTTCCTCGCGCTTGGCGTTTTCCATGTTCTTTATCTGAACGTCCAGATTTGTGACGCTCTTCTGGCAAAGGTCGTAGAGCTCTTTGCTCTCGCCCTCAAAGGTCGTGAATGGCGCAAGCCACGCCTTCTTCACGCTGATCTTCTGCTGGTTTATACTGTCCGCAACTTTGCGGATGTTTGCCCGGAGCGTTTTGGCCGAGGCGATGCTTTCCTCAGTGACGATCATGCTCTCGTAGGGCGCAAGTTCCTGCGTAAGCCACTCTTTGACCTCTGCGAAGTTGGTGCAGATATGCAGCTCGCTCGCAACAGTCAGCGCGTCGTTTGTGACGCCGTATTCGATCATGTCAGCCATAGTGCGCCTCCGTCAAAACAGCGCGTCCATGTCCGCTTTGGTCATCGGATAAAACTCCGTGACCTCTGTGAGACAATGGAGATATTCCGGATCGATCTCCAATGCGGGAACGTCCGTTCTCGTTACGAGAAGCGGCGAATTTCCGCGCGGCGTCGGAATTGCAACCACGGAGCCGACGCGCACGGGCAGGTCCGTGCGGTAGTAATACTCCTTGCCGCCGAAACCGTTCTTCTTTTTGAACTGGCCTGCGATGTTAATGGCAAATACCCCCAATCATATTTTCAGCACAGCCGGGGGCATCGTCCCCGCCTGTACCCGTTTCCAGAATGCTTCTTCTTTATCCAGAAGCCACGCCATATCGTCGGCGCAGCTTTCTGCCGTGAAATAATAGGTGCGCAGCGAGGAAGAGCCGTCCAGCCCTGTCAGAAGCGCGAAAAGGAACGCGAAAGAATATCCCGTGGCAAGGAACTGGTGGCAAATCTGCGTGTAATAGTGCGTCGGGATCCTGTCGCGCCATTCCGCCCAATCCTCTTTGGAACTGCACTGCGCAGTTTTGATTTCCAAAACGCCATGTTCGCCGGTTTCGGTAATCAGCTCGCCGTCCAGCGTGGCCGTAAGCCACGGGCGCTCCTCCTGATACAGAATGTCGAACGGGTGATATTCAAGCCGGTATTCCGGGTGTTCCGCTAAAAAAAGCCCGCGCAAATGGGGCTCTGCGCGGACGCCAAAGGAAACTGCTGCGTTGCCGGATAAATCTTTAGCTTTTTTTCGGCCGGTTTTTATCTCCCAAAGGCCGAGCGGTGTCTGCCACTTGCTCAGGCCGCACACAGCGGCGGCGTCCGAAGCGCCAAGTCCAACGCGGCCGGCAAGCCAGGTCTCACGATCTTCAAAATGCAAATACTGAAGCATGCTTCCTCCGATTATTCTGTTACAGTCTCCTCCTTACGGGAGTTGCACCCGCATCTTCCGTTCTGTCTCGCCTTTTGCGTAACGCGACAAAGAACATCCCGCCCGCTCGAACGGCGTTTTACTGTTAAACTATCGGAGGATATTGGTGCCCTGCCGCCATTCCAGACGGAGCGCCGAAGCGAGCTGCTTCTTACGGGCTGCAGCTTATAGCAAAAAGGGAGAAGGACCCGCACCAAAAGGACGTGAAACCATGCGGCTGGCTGTATAGCGGTTTTAACCTCAGCAGTTCAGGAGGTATACAAAAGAGCCGGCAGGTGAAAGGTAAAAAGCCCTGCCGTAACTCAGAGGCGATCTTGGTTGAAGTATTTCTTATCCACCCACGACCGAATGAATGATTGGCAGTTTCGTACTTTATCGCTGTCTTTCATCGAACCGCGATAGCAGGCGGAGCATGGATCGGATGCACAGGCCGTGCATTTCTGCTGCCGGTGGTTATTGCATGCCCGGCAGCGGCAAAAAGAGCAGTCTTTTCGAGTCATATGTATTCCGTCTTTCTCGGCCGTCCCGGCTTCGCTTTTCCGGCGGTAGCGAGGCAGTTGCAGCATTCGGTGCTCGCATAGGGGCAGTGGTGAAGGCAGAAGTCGATATAATCCGGCTTGTCTTCGTCTGCATATTGGATGGCGAAGCCACCGTTCGGGGCATGTCTGCGAAGCACTGGGACATGAACATACGTTGCTTTCAGAATAGCGAGAGCCGCCGCTTTTGCCGTCAATTCCGCCAATTCGTAAGTGTTCATCTTATCCGCCTATCCGCTGGGCTTCCGCCAGATGCTTAGCCACGTCTTCGACGCTGAACTTCCGGCCGCCGCATATCTGATAAAAGGTCACGTCGGCAAGCCACTTTTTGGCAGTGCCATAGCTGACGCCGAGCTCCGCCTGGATCTGTGGGATCGACAGGTATCTCGTTTTGTAACGTTTCGCAAGATCGTTCGCCAAAACCACCTCCTGCGGTGAGTTGGCATAAACGGTGCGTTTCAGTCGCGGCATAAAAGCACCTCCCAGCGTGCGGCTCAGGCGTTTTCCAGAAGCAAGCGGACCTGCTTTTTCGTATCGTCGCTCGCTTTCGGAAGCAGCCGAAGAATGCATTGAAGATCGTTTTCTTTCTTAACGGCGGCTCGTCGGCTCTCTTCAACGCTGTAATACAGATCCTCCACGGAGCAGCCGTACAGCAGTGCCATAGCAGCAGCCCGCTCCGGGCGCGGGCCGTAAAGCCCTTTTTCGTAAGCTGTCAACGCAGACGGCGGAAAACCGCAAATGCGAGAGACGTTCGATATGCTGATGCCGATTTTTTCCCGGCGTTCTCTCAGATCCATCATGGAATCCTCCATACATAATTAAGATTTTCCTTGACAAAAAAATCCCTGTGAGATACGATGCAAATAGAAAATCTTCTTTGTTCTCAAGGGTTTTATCTTTTGTGTACAAGCAGATTATATCTTACAAAAAATAGATAGTCAATATTAAATCTATGTTTTAATAGATTTCAGCGTATTGACCGAAAGGAGATGAATGAATTGTTCGATTTCAACAGATTCGAGGCTTTGCGCGAGGAAAAAGGAATTACCAAAGCCTTTATTGCCCAAAAACTTAACCGCGCTCCCGTTATTTGCCACGATTGGAAACTCGGAAAATCGACTCCTAGCGAGCAGCAGATCAAGGTCGTAGCGAAAATTCTTGGCACTTCACCGGAATACCTGAAGGGGGAAACCGATAAAAAAACCCCCGCCGAAGCCGGCGAGGGCAGTAAGTATGATCGTATTATTATGCAGATACTGGAAAATATCACGGATGAGACGAAAGCGGCTCTGATCCCGCTGCTTCAGCAGATGCAGCGCCAAGAGGAGGCAAAGAACGGTTCTCGTTGAAGCGCATCAGCGCCTGATATTTCGGATCTTTCGCAGCGGCCTTTTTAATGGCGGAAATGAAGATCTCTTTCTGTTCTTCGTCAAGCTGATGGAAAAGGCGCAGGATAACCTGATCGTAGTCCAAGGGGAAGCCTCCTTTATGTCTTGATAATATCATCATACAGTATCCGGAGTCCGATATTCCGTACTTAGTATCTTATCAGGCGAATTTTGCCGTGGCAATAGTTTTTTTGAAAAGGTTCCGCCGCCGCGTCACCGGCCGCGGCGCCAGCAGAGACAACGTAAAGAGCCCTGTTGTCTGCTGCGTATTAAGCGTAGCAGATGCTCGTGCGATTTGTCCAACCCCAAAACACAGCTTTTCCGCCCCAATGTGAAGAAGCTGTTCGGTTAATTCCCAAAAACGGGTTTTAATCGCAGAAATAATGCTACGAGGTAGAGGATTCAATGGAAGAATTAGAAAATCTCGTTTGTCAGACACAGGAGCAGTTGGAAGTCGCCCAAAAGATTATGGCAGACGAAAAAGACAGGCGAAGTTTATCCTACCAGAAAATTGTCGATCAGACGGGTATTCCGAAATCCACCGCCGAGCGATTCCTCGGATTGAAAAGCAGCAACTCCAGCACAGTTTATTTTATCGTCCTATGTAAGTTGTTCGGTATGTCTGCCGACAGTTTTTTCGACATTACCAAAGAGTCTCCGACCAGCTCGGAAACCGACCAGGCTGCTCACAAGATCGAGTTGTTGCAGCTAAAGAACAAATATCTGGAAAGAAACAACGTATTTCTCCGCAAAGCGGTTGAAAAGAAAAACCTTTATATTGCCGTTATATCCATTCTTTCTCTGATACTGCTTATCCGAAATACCGTAATGGACATGAATAACCATCATATTGGCTTCTTCCGCGGCGAGTGGACACCGATGTCCACAGCAGGCGTTCTGCTGATCGTGATATCCGCCGTAATATGCATTGTCGCCATCATATCCAATCTCGGTAGCCGCGCACACTGGAACAAGGAAGAAAGCAACAATCAAGACCCCTGAAAGGAACCAACCATGCCTAAGAGCGGTTCAAAAGAATACAAGTATATCCGAAAATCATTTATGTCTGACGGAAAGCGATATTTCGTTTACGGTCAAACAGAAAAAGAAGCACTTGAAAAGCTCGCAGCAAAGAAAGAAGCCGTTCGGCGAGCGGAATTAACGAAAGGTGCAAACTGCACGATCGAGGATTGGGCCGATACATGGCTGACCACCTACGTTAAACCCAAAGTCCGCAAACCTGGACAGCCGAAGAAAAAAGGCACCATGACGCAAAAAAGCTATGAGATGTATGAGGACAAGATCAACGGATATATTATCCCGGCGCTTCGCGGAAAAAAACTGCGCAGCGTTACAGACACCATGCTGCAAGGCGTGCTGAATCAGCAGGCGGAAATGTCCGAGTCCCACGCGAAAAAAGTGCGAATGATCTTGCGCGCCATGTTCTCGCAGGCTGCCTTTTCTCGCATAATCCCATTTGACCCGACCATCAAGCTCACCATTCCAGCGTCTGCTACCGACAAAAAGCGCCGCTCGCTTACCGCCGAGGAGCGCGCCGTTCTTATGCAAGTGGCGAAGACGCACCGCTGTAGCCTATGGATCCGTTTTCTCATGCGCACGGGTCTTCGCCCCGGCGAGAGCGCAGCGTTGCGTGTGCGTCATTTGGATATGAGAAAACACATCATACATGTCTGCGAGGCTGTCGAATCCGGAACCGCCGTGATATCTACTCCAAAAAGCGAAGCGGGTGATCGTTATGTCCCTATACCGGAAGACATTTATACCGATCTGGAGCGGCATATAAGCGAAAAAAAAGCTGATGATTTTGTTTTCACGCAAGAAGACGGGAAGTCTATGATGACGCAGACGGTTATGACGAACAACTGGCGCAGTTTTGCTCGGCAAATGGACATAGCCATGGGCGCAGAAATGACGGCGCACGGGCATATCTACGATCCGAAAGACCTCGACGAAGAAGGGAAACCGTTGTACCCAGACGAAAACGGGAACCCCAAAAACGGCCACAAGATTGCTCCTGATCTGGTGCTGTATTGTTTGAGACATACCTACGGTACAGACCTGCAGCGTTCCGGTGTCCCAATCAACGTGGCCAAAGCGCTAATGGGCCATAGCGATATTTCCATCACTGCCAATGTGTATACTGACGCAACCGTAGATGACGCCATCGCTGCGCTTGCGTTGCTAAATGGCGCAGGAAGTGTTAATTACTGTGATAAATAGGTCGGCAACGGTAATAAAGTCACTGATTTAACAGCGTTTTAAGCGATTCTATTTTCGTACTCTGACTCCGTATGTGAGGGTTCGAATCCTTCTCCCGCTGCCAGCGAGTAAAAGCTCAAAATCCTTTGATTTCAAGGGGTTTTGAGCTTTTTTCTTTCTCTCGCCAAGCTCTTTTTGCGCGGCTCGCGGTTTCAAATCTTTCAAATCTTTCAAATTTTGTGTGTTAAATTGTGTGTTAAAAAATCTGGTAAAAATTGGGGTGTGCGCATAATCCCAAGTGGTGCGCTCGAAAAGGTAGAGTAAATTTTGGCAGCCCTATCCCAAAAATCTTTCTATCGTCTTCCTTGCCCGACCGAGCTCCTGTGAAACATACTGTGGAGTACATCCCAGCGCATCCCCAATGTCATAGACAGATAATTCTGCGCTGCGCATAGTAACCATAAGCCGTTGCGTGGGCGTAAGCCGCTTCATCATGTCTTCAAGCGCCGGGTGCTCGTCCTCCTTCCCGACAGTTTCCTCGACAAGTAATCGGCTATTCGGCGAAACGAAATCATCTAACGGCAGTGCCGCGATCTGCGGCTTGCAGCAATCTCGAATATATCGGCACACCGCCATGAAAATGCCCTTGACCGCAAATGTTGAGAATTTAGCGCCTTTTTCCGGATAGTATTCCGCGCACGCCTGCCATAGCCCTATCCTGCACACTTGTAGAATATCTTCGTCAACTTTAAGACTCGGGAAATACTTTTTCAAAGTAAACCAAACAAGCGACTGATTTTCTTCATACAGTTCCTCTGGCGTCATGTTTGAAGAGCCTCCACAAAACAATAGCTCTGCGGCGGCCTCGTGAGATTACACTGCGTACATTCTGAACACTTCGGCGTTGCCATGCCGAGATTGTCAAAGTAACATTCTCTGCTATGTTTCTTGAACTCAGATATTTCTTTCGGCTTGTCGTAGATTTTCAGATCGGAGATATGCCAGCCGAACCCTGGGTTTCCGCCCAAATACGCATAGAGCTCCTCCTCTGTTAAGCACGCCTCTTCGAGGAGCCGATCGATTGGAGATTCCCAATCTCCGTTATTTGCAATTCGATATTCCGGTTCTCCCCCACGTCTGGTGAAACCGACACGCGCCAGCCAGTCAATTCGGTCGCACACCAACTCGCCAATAACTTTCCCGCCGCCATGAAAGCCTTGTTTTCCCACCAGCGCAAAGAAATCCTCGTGTTCAAATCGCGGCTTCGTGCAGTAGACATACACCTTAAACGGCGTTTCCAACTTCGGGCGTGTCTTGCGCACTTCCATCGTCTTTTCCCCAGCGGCAATCAGCTCGCACCAGCGCGGCTGGATGCTTAACATTACTGCTTTACTCATAGGTTCTCATCTTCCCTTTCTCGCAAAATCCGTCTGCGGGCTTAGGATAATCGTAATAGTTGCAAAAGACTTCTTGTTCGCCGCCCTTGAGAGACAAGTCCGGGTCTCCAAGTCGGCAGTCCTTGCAATGCACAACCTTTTCATACCCCAGCTGCACCGCCATTCTCTTAAACTGACTTCGGGTGGGGCGGTCTATGGTTGGCTCTCCGGCAACCAGTTTGCGGAACACGGCCTTGAACCCGTCCGAAAGAATCGTAGCACCGCAAACGATTTGCGTCAGATGGTCAGCGTCAATCAACCGCATGGTCTTTCCCCCCTTCGTATTTGGCAATAAGCATATTGAGATCGCGCAGTCTTCGCATTGTGACAGCATCGGCTTCGTAGAGAGCGTCGCGCAAGGCGAGGATTTTGGACGCGGGAACAGCGGCAACGGTGGGCGCATCCTCTATCAATTTTCGGGCTTTCCCCGGCTCTCCCTCGTGCTGTCGGTCGTATTCAGCAAGCAGCTCGTCGGCGTCAATTAGTCTTGCCATTCACTACACCCCCCATTCCACCGCCACACACAGCGATGGCATTTGCCGTAGCAGGGTTTATGCATTTTTTATTCCTCCTAACGCGATTTCGCAGAAGATTCCGCAATCTTCTAAAATCTCCTCGCTCATGCTTCCGCGTGTCGGGTCTAACTCATCAAGATAGCACTCTTTCAGGCACGTACGCCCGATCTCTCGTTCAAGCCTTGCGCGGCTTTCAAAAACCTCCGGGAAATCAACGCGGATTTTGTTCCAGTAGCCCATGCCGCCCTTAACGCAGCCGATACAGTTGTTATTGTTGTAGCCCATGTCATACATTACCGGTCGTTTGATTTGGAGCCGAGCAAGCATCGCGTGAGCGTCCTGCTTCGTCAGATTGTTTTCGATGAGCGGGAAGCGGTGCTTAAACTGCGGCATTGCATCCACAAGGTTTTCCGCACGGTGGCGCTCGCCGCTATCGAATCCCCAGACGTATGTGATTTCGCAATCCTCGTGTGCACGTTCCCACTCCTTGCGGACACGTTTTTTCAGGTAGTTCGTGCAGGGGGCAAAACCGCGCACCATCCGAAACACGCCACCCGCACGCACCGCGTCAGCAACGCTGGAATACTCGGCTGACCGCAGCATGCCAATCGGTTTCCCAATGGCTTTTTCGCAATCGGCGATAAAACGCAGACTGTCCGGGTGCTGGTCGGCGATGTCGATGTACAGAGATTCATCAATTTCGTCTTTTGTAATATACTCGGCAATAAACGAGCTGACGCCGGCAGAAACCCAGCAGACTGTCAGTTTACGTTTCTCAGTCATGTCGCTTCATCCTCCTTAAGCATCGCTGCCACCGCCTTTATACTTCGGCATGTCCGCCCATGCTTTCACACCGTCCCAATCACCGCGTGTTTCAAGCTCGAACAGGTTGTTGCACTCATCGCAATCGATCATACACAAGTCCTGAGAAACGCCCCAGCTTGTGGCGACAAGGATTTCCTGCCCGTCCTTCGGCATTTCGCAGGAAAATATATATTCCGGGATTTCATAATCAGCGTATCCGCGCTCGGCATACTCGGATTTTTCTTCTTCGGTCAACGGGCGCGTCGTGATCTCGTGCCAGATGATTTTTTCTTCAAACATCGATGTCGTCATCCTTTCTCTGATAGCAATTCAGCAGCGGGTCTGTCGGATCGCAGAAGCAGCAGGGCTTTCCGTCCGCAGCGCTCGGCGGGTAGTGGATGTAGGATGCACAGCTCATTTCACGCCATCCGTGCGAGACAAAAGATTTTTTATCTCCCGCATGAGATCGATACCCCCGCTTATTGCAGAAATGTCTGTTATTCTGCTCCCGCCCAAATCGGTCTTTGCCCACTCTACAAATCTCGCAATGTCCCGCGTTGAAATTCGACCGATTTCTTTGGTAGTCCACCTATAATCGTCTGAGTTTTTAGGCGGAGGGTTCTTGCCCATCAGCCACCACTCTTGCCCATATCTACGTTGTAGCTCAAAATAGACATAATCGTCGTAATTGATTTCAACTCTTCGGATTTCGTACCAATCGAGTACCGGCATTGTGTATTCAAAGCGAAAAGGTTCTTTTCTTACGTCATTCATTCCGCACCGTCCATCCTCGCGCCGCAGTTGGGGCAAAAATCGCTCTTACGGTTGTTCCACATATCGCAGCACGTTGATACATACCCCTCGGCAACAGTCGTTCCGCTTCGATAGTGCGTTACCCACCGCCCATGCCGTACCGGTGCACCGTCGGCGGCAGGAATTGAAAGCAATCTCCGGACATCCTTTGACGTGTGACCATCCCACGGCTTTCCTTTGTCCAATTCCTTGCACTGAAACAGATCCCAGTCTTTCAGCTCATAGTGATATGTATAACATCCTTCGTCGGTGTCAAAGCCCATAATGAACCATCCCCCGCCGAAAGGAACGCCGCCGTCCTCATGCCGCTTGCTTTTCCATGCATGCGGATTATTTTTGGCAAGAGCAGCAGACAAAATGAGCCTTTGTTCATACAAGTCTGTGAAAGTGTGGAATCCGTCTGATATTTTGTCAACATCAACGGCGGGAAGCGCCATGATGGTCTGTACGTTTTTTGCGCTGCACCCGTCCTGCATCAATCGCATAACCGCCGTTTCGCGTTCTAAGTATTCAGCCATTGTCTTCTCCTCCGTCCATCCGAACTTCTTTTTCAAGCGTTGCGTCGATAACTTCAATAGCGTCGAGAATGCCGCAGTTTACGCTTTTGTCGTGGTCAAATATAGCGCCCTCGATGAAGCCTAACATGCGCTGAATCGTTGAAAAGTCTTTGTGTGTCATGGCGTTTTCCCCTCATAGTTGTCTTTAATACCGTGATTTCTCCGGCAGCAGGAGCACTTCTGGTGACGCTTGCCGAGCCATTTGCAGTTGTCGCACGAAAGCGTGTCCTCTTCGAGCATCCGCAGCCAGTCACAGTCTGCCGGTTCGCAAGGATCGTCTGGGTAAATCTCGTTGCATAATTCGCAGATGATCGTCCGCGCTGTTTTAATTTTCGTGTATTCAGCCATTGTCAACCCTCCTATTCCATGCATCAGACGCATCTTTGAGTGACACTGCATCAATCAGTATCGGGTCGATGATGCAGCAGTTGTATTCGTCATCGCCGTATGTGTGATAAACTTTGAACACCCTGTCAAGTGAGTTGTAGACAATCGACACGGGTTTCCCGCATAACGGGCAAGGCTTCAATCTGGCCATTTCTACCCCTCCCAATCAATCTCCTGTCCGCAATGCTCGCAGTATGTGATTTTCTTACCGCCGCCGATAAATTCCCAATGCCCAAGGGCGTAATCACATGCGGGACAAATTGCTTCTTTCGTAGGCGTTCCCCATGTCCTGTCAACGCCGCTGGTCGGCTTTTTCGGAATCTGCTTTTCCAGCGCCTCTTCCGCTTTCTTGAACGCCTCCGTATAGTCCAGCGGGCAGTTCCATTCAACTTCGGCAGCGGCGACGCGGAGAATGCTTCGATCCCGATGCAGCCACCCTTCGGGTTCCTCGCGGAGGTTGCTCCGCTCTACGCCGGTAATCTTTCCAAAAATGACGCCTGAAGCGTCCCTCAACAGAATTAAGCATCTGTCACCGCTCCGCTGAACCTCGATGCCGCAAGGGGTCAACAACCCACCAGCACCGTGCTCACCACTGATATCGCACGCTCCAGTGTAGTTCTCTACCTCAACCTGGGCGGCTAAAATAAACATAGCCGTCATCACCTCCTGCCCTATATGGCAATCACAGCCTTAAATTGCAACCAGTCTACTTGAAATATTAAAGTATCCCAGCAACGGCTTTGCCCGTAATTATGTATGAAAAAAGTCCCGGAAACGATCAATGAGAGCGTTAGCCAGGACTCCTTTTTATTATTGATGTGGGCTGAATAGTTGGGGTGTGGGTGGTGCCGCGCGGGGTTGCGCGTCCGGCTTTTGTCGTCCAATTTTGAAAGTAGGGGGGCGTTTGACATGTCTTAATTGATATTAAGAGCAGTTAAAAGGCCGCTCCAGCGGCCTTGCTTTTGCCCGTCCAGGCGGGCGACGGATGATTGTTTTTCATGCACACATGAACGGCTTTTCATTTTTCACACCCCTTTTTTGCCCCGGCTGTCGCCTTTATTCTGTTGCTATGCGCCGGGCGTTGCGGTTGTTTGATCGGATCGGCGGGCGCTTGTGTTCCTATCTGTATAGGCGCAGCAGCCGCCGCAAGCGGCGACAGGGGGGCTATATATATAGAGATATAAATACATAAATACATATATAATTATATATATAATGATAAATACTAATAGCTATATAAATAACTAATAAAAAGAAGAAATAAACAAAGAAGAAAAAGGACGACGACACAGACGAAAAGCGGCGCGCCGGCGCCCCTGGATTCCGGACGCTGGACGCTGGAGGCGGCGGCATATGCGGATATAGATCCGGCATAGCTCCGGCCCATAAGCGCAGCAGCACGCCCCAATAATATAAAAGCAACCCGCGGCATGTGCCCCGGGCTGCTGTTGCCTCTGTATGCGCTTGTATGGCCTCTCAGCGCCGTTTTACCGTCTCACCGGTATGGGCGGGCATTGCCGCGCCCGTGCCGTCCCTGTACGCCGTTATACGCGCCCGTATGGCGCTGAGCCGCTTGCGGACGGCTTGCCCGCTCATGCCAATAACCGCGCCTATATCGTCCGTTGTGTACCCGGCGGCGGCCCCGCGGATGATTGCGGCGTCTATATCGTCCCCGGCGGCGGCGTTGATCGCGTCGCGGATCTCTCCGGCGTCCTCGATCGGCCGCGCTGTCGCTCCTCTTTTCATGCGGACATTGCGCGCCGTTTCGGTCGTCCCTATGTCCGCGGCGTTTGTGATGTCCGGCGCGCTGCCGCCGACACTGTGCGTATTTTTGCGCGCCTCATGCCGCAGCGCGTCCAGGGCGGAAAATAATAGTTGATTGCGCAGCGGGCGCGGATCTCCTGACTGGAGACGGGTCTCGAGCCGGATCCAGGCGTCCCCTACCAATTCAACCGGCTTGCAGCCGCCGGCGGCGCGGACGTTCGCCGGCTTGAGCGCACAAGCGGCACTACAGGCGGCCTTGAGGGCGTCGAATTTGGCCGCGTCGTCCAATTCAGCCCAGCGGCCGCAAGGCTCCAAAACATAGGCGGCGGTAAACTCCTCCGGCGTCTTGTGGTAGATCGTATCCAGCAGCCCCAAAAGCTCTTCAGGCGTATTTGCGACGGCGCTGGAGCCATAATGGCTATAGTTGATATAACGGCCGTCGTCGCTGACAGACAGGACCGTATAATAGACATTGCCGGCGCAGCCGTTGACGTTTTGCCCGTATGTCGCGCCGCTGTTGATGTTGCGGTAAATGGTCTCGAGGGTAGTCATGATATTTTATCCTTTCCGGCGCGTTGCGCCTGTCAAATGTTGCGGATCCGCTGCGCGTCGCGGCGGCGGGCCCGGTTGTATTCAATCTCTCCGGCGATTTTATCCAGGGCGACGGCGGCGACAGCCGCCAAAATTAAAACGATCATACGCGCGCCCCCTTAGATAAAATATAGCGCCCCGTCAATTTCAAGGCTGACGGCCTCCTGCTGCAGCTCGGCGCGCATGTCGGCGCAAAAATCAATGACGGAATCCAGACCGCGCTCGAGATCCGCCCCGGCGGCATAGGCATAAACAACGGTTGTTTTTTCCTCCACAAGGCCGGCGGCGTCGCTCATCCAATAACCTATTGCCGGCGTTGCCGTCGCGCCGCCGAAAAGATTTGACAGCGTCGCGGCCGCCATTTGGACATATCGGGCATTATCGGCGGCAGTGTTGACGCCATTCGTGCTGGGAACGTAAATTGCTACGCGATGACGCAGCGGCTGCAGCTTTTCAAGTCTCTTGTTAGTCATTTTTTCGTCCTCCTCATGATCGGGGCTTTTGTCCCCTTGCGATTATTAATATACACGGTTTAACCGTGTTTTTCAAGCCGGCAAACTTAACAAAATATGCACTGTTAAATTGTGTATAATTACACGGCTTGACAGTACACATTATTATTGATATAATCATCCATGAAAGGGGGTGGAAAAATGCCCGTCAGCGAAAGCCGCCGCCGTGCTAATAATAAATGGGATGCGGCGAATATGACGACATTAGGCTGCAGGATGCGCCGGGATGACGCCGAAAAATTCAAAGGCGCGTGTTATTCGGCAGGAACGACGCCGAACGCCGTTTTTACCGCGGCGGCGGCGGATTTTATGGAAAAAAACGCAAACAATAACAAAACGTCTGGAGGTGCTGAAAATGAGTAACCGCGACATTGCGAAAACCTTAATTGACCAGATCCCGGAAACGCGGCTTTTTAACGTGATCCTCTTTTTACAGGGGGCCGCGCTGCCGGACGCGGAAACGCCGAACGCGGAAACAGCCGCCGCAATTGCCGAGCTTGCGAACGGCGGCGGGACACGCTTTAGCGGCGACACGTCGGCGCTTTTCGCGTCGATTCTGGAGGGCTGACAGAGTGCTTGAGGTTGTCTATTCCTCCCGCTTTAAGCGCGACTTGCGGCAATGCGCCAAACGTCAATTAGATTTAACCAGACTGCAAACCGTCATTGACACACTGCGCGCACCCGCGGCGCTCCCGGCACAAAACCGGGATCACGATTTAACGGGGAATTATTCCGGTTTCCGGGAATGCCATGTTTCCCCGGATTGGTTGTTGATCTACCGCGTGGACGGTAACGCGCTGTTATTGGCCCGCACCGGATCGCATTCCGACTTGTTCAGCTGATTCGTTTAATAAGTAAAACAATGTGCAGCCCCCGGCGGGATCGTCCGCCGGGGGATTTTTTCGCCGCCGGTTGCAATTTGCCGCTGTCGTCGGCATATAGGATATAAAGCAAGCGCAGCCCCCGCCGGGTCCGCGCCCAGGGCCGCCGGAGGCCACCGGCCCAGCCCAGCCCAGCCGCGCCGCCCCCCTCGCTCACGCGAAAAGAAAAACGATTTCACGGGGGCCGGGGCGCGCAGGAGCCGCCCGCATTTCACGGGGGCCGGGCGCGAGCCAAGGACCGACGAATTTGCCCGGCGGCGCCATGCCGCAGGGACGCCGGCACGATCGCGTACCAGCACGCACACCCGGCGGCCATGGCCGCGAGACAGTAAAACATATCCCGCCCCGGAGGTTACGAGGGCAGAAAGGAATTGACATGCGGAGCTACGTTTATATCGCCTACACGGCAGAACAGGACAAGAACGAAACCACATTTACAGAGCGAAAGGCCCCGGAATATTGCCCAGGACGTTATGCCGCTGTTCTCCGCGTAAGTTCAGACAATAACATTTTGTCGGCGCTGTCCGCTATCGGCGGGCTAAAAGCGGCAAACGCTTTCCCCAGTAAAAAACAGGCGGAGGAAACCGCCGCGTTTTGGAATGAGTGCTACAAGCGAAACGGCACGTATCTTTTTGCGTGATTCAGACAGAACAAGCCGAGTTTAGACGGTCACATCCGGCATACCGCCCGGCTGTTACGGCGAGCCGGGCGAGATCGGCGAGCACATGCCGCGCAATGGCGGCTATACGCGCCTCCGCTCTTGGCAAAACGATTTAACGCGCCCGTCCCAGCTCGCGCCTGAAGCTCTGCAAAGCCGCCCCCGGAAATCTGCACAAAGCCCCCAGAGAACCACAGAAACGCCCGCCGGAACGCTGCAAAAAATCCCCCCGGAAGCCGCCGCCTCCGGGGGGAAATTATTTTTTGCGTTTGGTTGCAAAACGCGCCTATGCCTGGCATATAGGGTATAAAAGCAAAACGGAAACGCGAAAGGAGAAAGCAAAAATGAAGATCACCCGCGAAAGCATCGAAAAGAGCAGCGCCCGCATGGGAAACGGCTGGACGCTCAGCCGGCACCATCTTGTCATGTGCGGCGAGAAGGCCGCCGAGCTCAAGATCCCCATGGAGGACGGCGGATACATCCAGGGCCAAATCTACATTGACAAAAAATGGAGAGGCTACCAGGCATATGACGGCGTGCGGATCAGCGTCAATGCCTCCCGCTACTACCCGGCGCAGACCCCCGGCGTTTATGTCTCCCACGGCCTCGGCCACTGGGTGGACATTGACCGCCCGGACATGAGTAAATGCATGTTTTCGGCGGTGGAGAAGATCACGCACAAGATCACCGCAGACGACATCCGCGCCCTGTGCGAAACAGGCGCGGCAGCCCTGACCGAAAAAATGGCGGAGCTCTCCGCCGCAGCGTAAGGAGGCGCAGATCATGAATAACGACATTCTCAAGAATTTTGTCGAGCAGGAGCTCAACGACCACAACAAACGCAACAACGCCGGCCTCGCCTCCGTCGAGTTTTTCGACAGAGCAAAAACCGAAGAAGTGACCTTCCACGGCAACCACCGCGCGCAATACAACCGCCTGCTGCGGTTCTGCGCGGAGAACGGCCTGACCGTCGTTTCCACGCATCCCGGCACGCTTGCGGCTGTCGTTCGTGTAGAGACCGGCAAATAAACGCCAACAGAAGAAACGCTCCCGGAGAGATCCGGGAGCGTATTTTTTTACGAAAAACCCCCTTGCCCCCGCGCTGTACAATAAAAAGCAGATCGCAAAGCCGCCCGGCCCCGGCTGGATATTCATTTTATCTATAATATATATTCATAAAAATCTATAGAAAAATGCGCGGGAACATCGCAAAAAATTTGTTTTTCCGGTTGCAAAATGCCCGCCTGGACGGCATATAAAGCATAAAGCAAAAGGAGGTCACTACCATGACACAGAATAAAACCGAGTCCATCCGCTTCTACTACAACGGTCTGCGCGTCAACGGCGAGCGCACGCTCACCCGCTGCTGCTATACCCTGGATAACCGCCACGACGGCGCCGAGTGCGTCACGATCTACGCGAAGGGCTACGACGACCTCCCGCGCGACATTTTCCCCGTAGAGAACGACAGCGACAGCTACACCGATTATTTCGAGCACGACCGTGCCACGCTTTTCCCCGATCATCCCCTCTACAAATTCGCCCGCTATGCGGCGATGAAGGCGAACACACGCGGCAACGCCGAGAGCATCGAGCGCGTGAGCAAAGAGATCGCCGGCATGGGCCGCGAGCCGTGGGCCGGTTATATCGACGCGCGCAAGGCCAACGTTGCCCGCTGGCAGCGGGAGCTCGCCGACTTCAACGCCGCCGAAGATCCCGGCCAGCCGACCGCCGCCGACGTGGAAGCGTGCCACGCTCTCCGCCTTGCCGAAGAGAACGCCCGCCGCGAAAAAGAGCACGAGGAAGAGCTTCAGCGCCGGGAAAAGGCGCTGAACGAACAGAACAACGGCCGCCGCTTCATCGAGCAGACCGCCGCCGAGCATCCCATCGAGGAGGAGCAGCCGGTCGTGCGCATCCATTGGAGCGAGCACCCCGCGTTCTACGGCTGGAAGGATGACGAGCTCGTTCTTTCGGTCGCCGCCGCCGAGATCATTCTCAAGACGTTTGACGAGCAGAGGCACGCCGAGAATGAAGGATACGACAAAACGGAATTTTCCATCGAGGAGAACGGCGAGACCGTGTACGGCGGCGGGCGCTACGGCCTCGGAGACGGGGACGGCGGCCTGTGCGAGCACATCCGCGCCTTTGGCCGTCACCTGATGGAGCGCGGGCAGTTCGGGCACGGGGCAACGGAGGAGGACAAGCAGGAAGGCGCGAAGATCGTCGAATTTGCGAACCGTCTCCAGAGCTACACGCCCGGCGGCTATATTGAGAGCGTCGAGCCGGCGCCTTATATGAATGATGTATTGGAAACTCTGCAGAAAAAGAGAGAGGAAGAAGCCGACAACCTTTCCGCGCTGATCCGTCTCCTGCCGGATGAGGGCATCATCGGCATGGCCTCCGACCTTGCAAAAAACGGCTCGCCGGAGACGGCACGGTACGTCCTCCTGCAGCTTGCGCAGCGTGACAAGAAGAAGGCCGCCGAAGCCGCGCGAAGTCTCGGATTGTGAATAAATATTCTTTATATTATTCAGTTGCAAAACGCCCGACTGCCCGCCATATAGAGTGTACCGCCCCGCAAAGCGCGGGGCAGAAAGGGGAAAAAACATGACCGATACCGAACTTTTGGAGATGTCCGGAATTGCGATCCGGCACGGAGTGCTCAACGTTTACGAGGGGCGGAGCGACGCCGACATGCAGCGCCTGGTTGATAAAATGCTCAACGACCCCGCCGCGTATTACACCGTCGCGCCGCTGTATCCGGTGCTGCGCATCTATGCCGAGCTCCGGGAGCGCGTGGCCGCGAAGTCCTGCGGCTCCGCCATCCAGGCGGTGAAGCGCCTCATCCGGACCTGCGCCCGCAACGATATGCGCGGCGTGTGGAAAAGCGCCGACGGCTCCGCCTGGTGCTGCTGCGATGGGCAGCGGGAAGTCCGGCTGAAAAATGTCTCCGGGGTTCCCGTGCTGGAACAGAGCTTTCCGAACCTCGAAGCGCAGATCGACGGCTGCGCCAAAGCGGCCAGCAAGTCGCTCCGGCTCCCTACCGCCGCCGAACTCAAAACATACATTGCCGCCGAGAAAGCCGCCGGCATCAAGCCGGATTCCCTTTGGTATTGGTGGGGCGGCGATACGCCGACCGTGAATGCCGCGTTTTTGCTGGACATGGTAACGCTTTTCCCGGACTGCAAAGAGGCGCTGTACTGGGCGGAACGTCGTCCGCTGTACTTCCGCGGCGAAAACGGCGACGGCATCCTTCTCCCGGTCTACCGGCAGAAGCGCCCCGAGTGGGAAGCGCGCTGGAACGAGCTGCACAAAAGCGCCGGTTAACCCCGGCGCTCCCCGCAAATATACATCATCAATATATACACAGGAAAATCTACACAGAAAGAGGCCGGAACATGGAACAGGAATTTCTCAGTCTGATCTTTCAGGAGGAAAAGCCGCATAGGGGTGAGCGCCGTATAGGAATCTATAAAGGCAGCAAGAAAATCGGCGGCATCGAGCAGGTATACAGCCCCTATCGCGGGACAACATATTATCACGCTTTTGCTAATCACCCCTATACTTTCACGGTGCCAACCGCAAACTCTGTCGCTCAGGCAAAGCAGAACTTCGTCCGCGCGCTGAAAGAGCACGGCGGGAACGCGCCGACCAGCGCCGACATAAAATACCTGCCCGCTGATCCTGACGCAGAATTTTATCCAACGCCGTCTTGGTTGGCAGGAAAGATGCTCGCCTGTCTCGACCGCGACGCTCCGATCCGCTCTGTTCTGGAACCGTCCGCCGGAAAAGGTGATCTGCTGTATGCCTTGCAGAAATACAACGCCGCCCAGCGTTACGGCAAAGACGAAGACATTTTCGAGCTGGCCGACGTGATCGAAGCAGACCAAAATCTGCGGGGGCTTTTGAAGGGTGCCGGTTTCCGTGTCATCGGCGACGACTTCCTGCAATTCCACACGCACAAACATTACGATCTGATCCTCATGAACCCGCCGTTCTCCAACGGCGATGCTCACCTCCTCCGAGCACTGGACATTCAATCCGGCGGCGGTCAGGTCCTCTGTCTTCTCAACGCGGAAACGCTGAAAAATCCATATACAAACCGCCGCAAAGCCCTGCTCCAGAAGCTGGAAGAGTACCACGCCCATGTGGAATATGTGCAGGGTGCTTTCCAGAAAGCCGCCAGAAAATCCGACGTGGAAGTAGCCATTATCCATGTAAACATCTCCGCTCCGGCCATGCGCTCGAATATCATCAGCTACTTGAAGCGCGCCGAAAGCACCGCAGAAATCGAGTCGGGAGAAGCCTCTTCCATTGCCTCTGCGAACTGGATGGAAAACCTTATTAATGGATACGAATTTGAAGCGAAGGCCGGTATCGCCCTCCTGCGGGAATATGCTGCCATGCGTCCATATTTGATGGACGGACATACGAACTATGAGAAGCCGCTGATTTCCCTGGCTGTCGGCGAACGCGAATTGGGCGAAGGGGCTCCGTCTGGAAGCATCAACCGCTATCTTGAGAAGCTGCGGTATAAATACTGGAACGCTTTTCTCTCCCGTGAAGAGCTGACAAGCCGTATGACCTCCGCAATGCAGAAGCAGTACAGCGAAAAGATCAGCGACCTAAAGCACTACGATTTCAACCTGTACAACCTGCAGCAGGTGTTCTTCGACATTCGCGCCCAGCTCTCCGCCAATGTGGAAGATAGCATTCTCGACCTTTTTGAAACGCTCTCCGGAAAGTATGCGTGGATCCGGGAGGAAAACAATAAGAACATTCACTACTTTAACGGCTGGGCGACCAACAAGGCGCACAAGGTCGGGATGAAAGCCATTTTGCCGATCAATGGGTTTGGCTCCGCATGGTTGGGGAAAGACCGTGGCCTTGATTCTTATTACATCAGCACGCAGCTTTCCGATCTGGAGCGCGCCATGAACTATCTTGACCGGGGAGAAACTACCAAACGGAAAAATCTGCAGAGTTTCATCGACTACGCAGTCAAGTGCGGCAATACCGTCGTGGAAACCACCTATTTCAAAGCAAAATTCTATAAGAAAGGCACTTGCCATATTCAGTTTCGCCCGGAAGCACAGCGCATCATCGACCGGCTGAATATCTTTGCCGCGCAGAAGAAAAACTGGCTGCCGCCCTGCTACGGCAGGAAGCGCTACAAAGACATGACACCGGAAGAGACCGCCGTCATTGATGATTTTCAGGGCGAGGATGCCTACGAAAAACTCATGGAGAACCCCGGACTATACCTCACGGATGCAGCGTCCAGCGATTTTCTTTCGCTCCCTGCATAAAATCCTGTCCACCCGGTTAATTCCTATTACACATGACATAGCAAGTGTAAGACAAAGACCGCAAAGGAGGCGGAAAATGAAAACAGAACCCATCGACATCATTATCCCCGCGCACAACTGCGCCGACACCATCGGCGACACCATCAAGAGCCTTGATCTTCAGATCTGCAAGGACTTCAGGGCTACCGTCGTGATTGACGGGGCGGACGAAAAACTGGAATCTGTCGTAGAGGCCGCCGCAGACTCTCGCCCATGGCTCCGCCATGCCACACTCGACGACAACAAAGGTCCCGGCGCAGCGCGGGCTTACGGGATAGCGATATCGTCTTTCGATTGGCTTATGTTCCTCGATGCAGACGATCTTCTCCTCCCACACGCCATCGCCACCATGCAGCAGGCCATACCGGAAAAGCCCGACTTTGTCATCGGGAAAACCCTGCGCGAGAGCGAGCGCGGCTGCTACGAAGTCGTCGGGCGCGAACAGCTCACCTGGCTGCACGGGCGAATGTACCACTACGACTTCCTGACCGCGCACGACATCACATTCCCAAACGATCTGCGCATGAGCGAAGACCTTGCGTTCAACATGAAATGTGCAGAATTTGCGCAGAACGTGCCGGAAACCTCTTGGCCGGTACATATACAGCGTTGGAACGGAAAGTCTCTCTCACGGCGTTCCGGGGCTTCCAGAGAGCAGGCGCGGACATACATCAAGGCGTGCGTTAACTACGCGGAGGACTGTATTTATGATGGCCGCGCTCCTGAAGATTTGCGTCTCCTGCCGGACGCTCTCGCCGCCTGTTATTACTACTTGGATGCAGTAGAAAGATTGTTTCCGAATGACCATGAACTCTACGCAGAAATGTGCCGGGACTTTATCCGGCTCGCGCAGACGGTAGAGCTTCCCCGCCTCCGCACGCTCCCCGCATGGGAAGTCCGTCTTGCCCGTTCCCTCGCGCTGCCCTCGCGCCCCTACGGCACGGTGTACATGCCGGAGCTGACCTTTGAGCAGCGTTTCATCAATGCGACCCTAAAATAAATATACAGGAGGAACCCACCAATGCGAGCACCCTGCATCATCAAAAGAACCACAGACCGGCACGACGGAGTGACCGTCGAGTATCTGGAAACGTCAGTCCCCAAAGCGAAGTATACCGGAGACAAAACCCGCGCCCGTGTATACGTCTACACCGGAGACGCCGAGTACATCGTCCGCACACAGCTGCGCAACGGGGCAAAGTCGTCGCAAAGCTTCACCGTCGTCACGCTCAAGGAGGGCAAAAGAAAATGAGTACAAAAGCAGTAAGACTTCTTCTCATGTTCCTGTTCGGTCAGGTCGTTCAGACAGCCGTGATGCTCATCGGCTTTGCGCTGGATATGAACTCGATCATCTGGTGGACCGTCGTTTCCGGTCTTGTGATCTTCTGCGCCGCGTGGCTCGGCGGGTGCATCGCCGCTCCCGAGGCCGTTCGTTCCAAGCGCCACGCAAAGCCCTCCGGGGGCTCTCCGATGGACGCCGCCTCAAAATATCTCGACTGACTCCCCTTGCGCGCAGCGCGCAGCTAATCTATAATATTCACAAACAACATAAAACTCTGCAAACAAATCTGCAAACAAATCTGCAAACAAATTTGCGAAAAGAAAGGAAATAAAATCATGTCTGAATCCAACGCCAATTATTCCATCAACGAGCCCCGCTTCCAGCGCGTCATCAAGTACGCAACGTCCGCCTCCAAGCAGATCCCCGGCGCGCTCGTGCGCGTAGCGGAGAGCGAGGAAACCGACATCAACACCGTCCGCCTGACGCTCCCCATCCCGTCCGAGATCAACAAGATCGCCGTCCATTACCTCCACAACGCCGGATTCTCTGCCGACAAGACGGAGATCGGCGCGGAGGGCTTCACCTTCACCGTGGACATGACGCAGCCCTACGAAGACTGACACAATACCCCCAGAACGCACAGGCGCCCCCTGCGGTCAACCCCGCAGGGAGCGCAAAACAGCTTCAGCACGCCTCTAAAAAATTCGGGAGGAAATCAAAATGAAGAAATGCCCACTATGCGGCCACGAAATGGAAGACGAAGCGCGCTTCTGTTCTGCCTGCGGGGAGAAAATGCCGGAACCAGAGGAGAAAGCAGAAGCGACGGTGCCAAAAGGAAATCTGCCTGTTGTATCAAAAACTCCGCTGAAACTCCTGCTGATTATTCTGGCAGCCATAATCGCTCTGTTTTTTTTCATTACACTCGTAATTCTTCCAAGGTCTGAAAAGGCAGCGATACGATCAAACATAACGGATATTTTTAGCGCGGCGTTTCCCAGTATCCCAATCAAAAAAGTTATTATAAACAATGTGCGAGATTTCTCCTCGACATGGGAGAAGCAAGCAGATGTAACGATTGTTATGGATTGCGCGCTTACGGAGTCGGAATATGATGAAATATATCGGTTTTTATACCTTCGCACACTTCCATCTGCGGAGTCCTCTCGCAGCGAAAAGCCGACGCAGGTTTCGCCGCTGGAAATAATCGACAACTCCGGAAATGACTATGCAAGCGGGTACTGGAGCCGCCGGGAGCCTGACCCGACAGTGGTGCCGCAATCGGGTTCAACGCCAGCCCCCACACCAAGCAGTCAATCCAATTCCGGTGTCAGCGAAGAAGACGCGAAGTGGGCCGTTTATCTGATGGCAGAAGAGACAATACCAAAGTATCTAAACTGCCCGTCCACAATGGAAATGTGCCTCTTCCGCGACTGCACAATAAAAGACGTTGGCTTTAATATATGGAAAGGTGAAGGTTATTTCGATGCCGAAAACCTTTATGGCGCGACCGTCCGGTCAAAATGGAATATTACCTGTACCATAAAAGACGGGATCATCCACTTGGCCAAGCTGAAGATCGATGATATCGTCGTATATAACGATGGTACACAGTAACCGGAATTAAACAGAAACCAAACGCAGCAATGCGCAAAGATTCATTTGAGTCTTTGCGCATTTTTTATTTCCCCGTCGGTTGCGAAATGCCCGCCTGATTGCCATATAGGGTGTAAAGAGAGAAACGTACATAATTACGGACAAAGCACTTTTGCGCGCGCGTTACACTGAAACCAGAGCCGCGGGAGGACGAGCCGCGGCAAAGGAGATAGATACGATGGATAACACTCTGGAACGCGCGCGAGACATTGCCATCCGGTTTGGGCAGCTGACATGGGGCGATCTCATTGACCTTTCCCCGAGAGAGGAGCGCGCGGTAATGGCCGCGCTTCGGATGTCTGCGATCATGCCCGGCGGGAAAGACCGGGTAACGTCGGTTCAGTGCTTCTTGTTTCTGAACGACGACCGGAACGACCGTGGCCCGGAGGATGAGGAATTGCAAAAACACATTCTCCAGTTTCTTCAGCTTGTGGCGGGCTTTATGGGATGGTGCGGGCATGGAGAATAAAGAGCTTTTATTTTTCGGTGACTGCATAGCAAAGCTAAAGGAGCTCCCCGCCGGGAGCGTGGATATGGTCCTTGCGGATCCGCCCTACGGCACGACGCGCTGCAAATGGGACAGCCCCATACCATTCGCCCCGCTCTGGGACGAGCTGCACCGGGTCGTGAAAAAAGACGGCGCCATTCTCCTCTTCGGCGGTGAGCCGTTTGGAAGCGCTCTGCGCCTCTCGAACCCGAAGGAATACCGGTACGACTGGGTGTGGCAGAAAACGTCTCCTACCGGCTTTCTGAACGCCAAACGGCAGCCGCTGCGGGATGTGGAAAACATCGCGGTGTTCTATCGCTCTCCCCCGCTCTATATCCCGCAGAAGACATCCGGCCATACCCGAAAGGTGAGCTCGGCGTACAGCAAGCGGAACTGTCGAAAAGGGGAGGTCTACGGAGCCTACGGCGCTACGTCCTACGACAGCACCGAGCGCTACCCGACACAGGTGCTCCGCTTCAAAAGCGACAAGCAGCTGGCAGCGTTTCACCCGACGCAGAAGCCCGTGGCCCTGCTCGAATATCTTATAAAAACATACACACGCCCAAACGATACGGTGCTGGATTTCTGCATGGGCAGCGGGTCAACCGGCGTAGCCGCCCTCCGAACCGGCCGAAAATTCATCGGGATAGAGCTTTCGGCAGAATACTACGCCGTAGCCACCAGGCGCATCACCGGGGAAATCCCCGAATAAATACTTTTTTGAAGGAAGGTAAACAACATGGAAGAAAAAGTTTTGCACAATGTCGTGCTTGTAAAGCACCTGACCAGCGGCAATGGTCCGTATCTTTTTTCTGTACCGAACGGGCGGAAGCTCAAGGAAGGACAGCCGGTTATCGTTGACACACGCAAAGGCATCGCAACGGACGGCGTGTGCGTGGCGGACAGCTTTATAACAGACGATACATCGCTTAATGCGATGGTTCTTTTGAGCGGTGCAAAGCTGCCGCTCCGTCGTGTGCTGGGAGAGCGTCAGACCGTCATCTGGGAGGAGAAACACAGTGAGCCGGAAGTCGCAGAAAACAAATCCGAATAAAGTGCTCTGTACGGAGGCGGATGTCCGGCGCGCCTGCAAAAAAACGTTCGACGATACGACCGACTACATACTCACCATGATGGCGTGGTGTCTGGTGGACGATATGGGTGTCTCGGATGAATTTCTCCACATTCTCTCCCGCCGCTTCGCCTCCATCAACGAGAGCGTCGTTTCCGGCAACCTGCGCCTTGCCGAAGTGAAGCAGGCGCTCAAGGACGAGCACGACTGGGAGGTAGAAACGACCTCCCACATTCGGGAGGGCTCCCCATGCTGAACCAATATGTTCTGCAGGGGCGGCTCTGTTCCCTGCCGAAAGAAAGACTCGACATCGACGGTCGGGACTATGTGACGTTCGACCTGGCGATCCCGCGCAATCGCCGATACATGGGCGTTTTGTATACAGACTTCATCCAGTGCCGGGCAAAGGGGCGCGTAGCAGAGCTCGTGCTGTCCTCCGTCCAGCCGGGGCAGGAGATCATTGTGCAGGGAAGTCTCCGCAGCCGCTGCCAGAAGCGCGCGGATGGATCGCGTCTCCGCTCGGAGCAGTATCTCCATGTCGAGCACGTTTTCTTCTCCCGCCCCAAGACGACCGCCGAAACAGACGCCGAGCGCAGCACAGAAGAAGCCATTGAAGTCCCGGAATCCGTGGACGGCATAGACGAATCGGGGTTTTTCCCGGAAAACGAAGTATTGGAGGATACAACAAATGAGTGAGCCCAAAATGCCGCGCACCATCGCGGTAGATTTCGACAACACCCTGTTTGAAACCGACTGGCCGGATATCAAAAAGCCCATCTGGCCGACGATCAACGCCGCCAGAACCGCCAAAGAAGAGGGCGCGGAACTGATCCTCTGGACGACGCGCGAAGATGGATATTTGATTGACGCCCTCGAAGCGTGTGAAAATGTCGGCCTGACCTTTGACGCTGTAAACGACAACACGGAGACCATGAAAAAGCTCTGGGGCAACGACCCGCGCAAGGTCGGCGCCACAGAGTATTGGGACGACAGAGCCGTGAAGCTTATGGGCTCCGCCCCGCAGCTCCCGCCCAACGCAAAGCCCCAGCAGAAAAACAATGTTGTCAGCCACCCGGAGCACTACACGCAGGGAGGCATCGAGTGCATCGACGCGATCCGCGCAAGTCTCGGCGACAAGGAGTTCGCCGACTACTGCAAAGGCAACATCATCAAGTACCTCTGGCGCTACCGGCTCAAGAACGGCACGGAGGATCTGCGCAAAGCGGCGGTATATCTCGATTGGATGATCGAGGCGGAAGAGAAAGCGGCTGCGGAATGTGCCACCTGACGGACCACGCCGTGCAGCGGACAAAGGAGCGCGTCGGTCTCCCGAAGCGCTCCGCCGAAAAGAACGCGCAGAAAGCGCTCGAAAACGGCATCCGCCACTGCGAAACAAAAGGCAGCCTGAACCGATACATAACCTCGCTGTATTGGAAACGGCAAACCGCTAACAACATCCGCATCTACTGTAACAACGTATACATTTTTAATAATGAAGTGCTTATCACCGTGTTCCCGCTCCCACAGAAATACCGGAGCACGGTACGAAAAACCGAAAGAAAGGAACGATCTAAATGGGCTGGGACGCATTGATTTACGACGCGATACTCCGCGTAGAGAAATTGTTGAAGGAAATTCTCACGGAAGTAAGGGGCCGAAACAATGGATAAATACATGAAAAAGAGCGACGTGATCGCCTACATCCGCAAGGAAGCGAAAGAAGCACAAAGCGCGTTTGAAGAGCTGGGCGGTGGAAGCGGAATAATTGCCGAAGCCTTTAATGATCTGGCAAACGACTTTTCGCAGGGCGCTGTGCCATACACAACCGCCGAAGAGGCTTTTGCTCAAATTCCTTCTGCCGACGTTGCGCAATGGATCAGCGTCAAGGACAGGCTGCCGGACGTGGCTGGTATGTACATCGTTACGGCTTGTGACGAGTGGTGTTCGCATGGAGAAGGAATCTGGTATGACACGGTTGTTGTAGTTGCTGAATATTCCGGCGGTTGCTGGAATTGGAACGACAATGGGACAGATTACGACATAGACGACCTTGTTACTCATTGGATGCCGCTTCCCGAACCGCCGAAAGGAGAAAATGATGGCTAAAAGGTTCTTCCATTGCTGCCTGGATGTGCGGGGCGGCATTAGAAACGCGAAAGACCTGAAAGGCTGCATAACGGTAGACGGTCACACGCTGTTCACGGTGAAAGAAGTCAAATCATTTTTGCAGGATCATCTTAATGCCGGACATGAAGTTTTGCCGATGGGAGACTGCGACAATTTCGACTATAAAACTGGCTGCCGTGGCCATTATGTGGAGGACGGTGCGGAATGAAAATCTACAGCATTACGGTAGACGCCGTACCGAAATCCTGTGGCAGCTGTCCGCTGTGTGGGTATACAAACGATGACTTCCCTGTCTGCTACGGCGTTGCAGATAAACAAATCTGGCGCATTGAGGGAAATCCCTGCGATATGCAGTACAGGCGCAGCGATTGCCCGCTTATTGCGGTCGGAGGGCTCGGATGAAGGCAAAAAGCTACAAGCTGAAATACGTCCCGACCGTGCAGCAGCTCCGGGACGCGGGATTCCTGCCCGGCGGAGCATGGATACATGCAGAGGCGTTTATGTTTGCCGAGCGGCGCTTTGCCCACGAGCTTTCCGTGTCGATCTGCTTCTTACCGGATCTGGATGTCTGGGACGACTTCAACAACATCCTGGTACTTGACGAAGAATTTGGGCAGCCCTATACGCCATTTTATTCCGAGAATTACAAGAAGGATATCAAGTACTTCCCGGTTCTGGAATCCTGCATCCGGCAGTACAACGACTTTCTCGACAGCTTTGATTTTCTGGAAGAAGTAAAGGAGGAAGACAATGGTAGTCAGTGACGTAGCCAGTCTTGCGCAGTGGGAGGAGGCCACGATCCACATTTTGCTAAGACCGGAATATGCGATGATGGGCATTTCCCTCAACGAAACCGAAGAAGGCGTGTTGCTGAACATTTATTCTTATTTTATTCGTGAACATCTCCGAAAAAGAAGGGAAGGAAAAGAATGAGTGATTTTATCGAAGTACACCGAGTGTACACCACCGGTGGTGAAGCGGAAACCTATTTGCTGAATTGCAACCAGATAAGATGGGTTGAGCGCGAAAAAAACGGATGCCGGATAGCGGTTTTCACCCCAGACACTATGTTTGGACGTATAAAGGTAACGGAGAGCTACGAAGAAATTCGCCGTGCCTTGTGGGGAGGTTAACGATGGGGCAGCACAAAACGAATCCCACGGCCATAGCCGCCAAGCGCGGGGAAATCCAGCCAAAACCGAAGCCCATGTCCAAGCGCAAGGCAGAGCGGCTTCTTCTGCAGGAAGCCGAGCGGAAAATGATCTCACCGCAGCTTCGTGCGGCAATAGGCGCAGGAGGGAAACACTATGAGCTATAAAAAATCTGGAGAAAACCGCCGTTTCGGTCTCGTCCGCTGCCCGTACTGCGGGCAGGAATTTTGGAAAAACTCGCCCAATAAACAGTACTGCTGCGATCAGCATGGCGTGCTGTACCGAAAGAAGCAAGCAAAAGAGGCTTTTGCCGAGAGAGCGGCAAAAAAGCCGGCCGAATCCATCGCGGATATATCCAAAAAGGCCCGCGCCGCCGGTCTGACCTACGGGCAGTATATGGCCGCGCGAGCCGTCGGGAGGCTTTGATATGCCCGATGCGCTGTACTTAGCCCTCGCTACGGCGATCGTATCGGTGGATATTGCGCTTTTGTTAGAAGCGATCGCCATTCTCCATTACCTCATCAAGCAGAAAAAGAACAGGAGAAAAGAAAATGATAAAGATTGAGAACGTTGAAACCTTCGGCTGGGAAGCCGCGATCCGGGGGATGCGGAATCCTAAGAACTCCTGGGGGAAGAGTGATAGCTTTATTCCGTGCTATTTGAAAACAAAATGCCATGAATGTGAAGCTAATCAAAAGTGCGCATATTATTTTGAGGACGGTAATGGTTTGCCGTACAAAAAAGACGAATTTATCGGCTCCAAAGACCTCGACCTCATGACTCGCCTCCGCAACGCCGGTACAGACCATCGTAAATTCATGCGGATGATCGCCGTTTACCTTGATATTATGGCGCCACTGTATTGGTGGAAGGAGTTTGCTACCTACAAAGTAGGTACGGTAGCGAATTCCTGCTCCACGATGCATAAGATCGCGGCGAAGGAGTTTACGTTGGATGATTTCAGTCATGAACATCTGGGATACAGCTGCTGTACAGAAAATGAGTTTGATAATCCCATGAACACTTTAGAGCAGGTGATTATTGTACTTAACGGTTGTCGAGATAAATACATCACAACAAACAATAAATTTTGGTGGTGGCAGCTCATCCAGCTTCTACCGAGCTCTTATAATCAGCGCCGAACGATCATGCTGAACTACGAGGTTCTGGCGAACATCTACAAATCCCGCAGGAACCACAAGCTCGACGAGTGGCGCGAGCTGTGCGCATGGATCGAGACCTTACCATATTCGGAGCTGATTACAGGAAAAGGAGAAAACACCAATGATTGAATCCAAACTTATCCACAGCGGTCAGTATCGGCGCTACGGCGACACTTTCCGCGTTTGGGAACTCAAAACGGACGGAGAGTCCGAAGAAGAAGTACTTCGATATATCCGCGAAAATGTCCACAAAGCCGACCTTCCCTCTTCCGGTGAGTGGAGCGCAAATATCCGCTACGGCGGAGAACGCGCCAATGATCCCGCCTATTACTTCCGCGGCTGCTACAGTCTGGAAAAAATCGAAGGCGGCTATAAATACACGGTCAAAGAGCCGTTCTGCGACTGACGGAGGATAAACTATGCAGATGAAAAATCAGGCGCTGTTGAAAACCTACCGCATCACGATCACGGTGGACGACAATTCGGAGCCGCCCGCCTATATTGTCGCCTCCGCCGCTTCCAAGCGGGACGCGCTGCATAAAGCGCTGGAACTGGTTGCCCGCCGCTGCGCGGGTCCGTGCCCATATGCTGATCCCGACGACTGATGCAGGAAAAGAGAAAAGACCGCCAATAAGCGGTCTTTCTCGGCTGAAGAAAAATTTGAAAAACTGTTTAGCTGCATGTTGACTTTTTGCGTGACATTTAATATAATAAATGCGTGACATAAAGGAGGCGATGAGATCATGTCACCCGCGAAAGGCAGACCAAAAGTGGACAAGCCGAAAGAAGTCCGATATACCATTCGGCTCGATCAGGAAACCGAAGAACGACTGCAAGAGTATTGTAAGGAGCACGGTATCACACGAGGCGAAGCTATCCGGCAAGGCATACATTTACTTTTGTCTGCAAAATAAGAAACCTCCAGCGCTGTTCATCCGGCAAGATAGTACAGCGCAGGAGGTTGAGCAGAGAGGCACGCGAACGTGCAAATCTTTTCTGCATTATAGCGTGCCTCCATGAAATTGTCAATTTTATATTATTATGGAGGATTTCTTATGAGCAATTCCCTGCGTGCATTCAACAACGAAGAGTTTGGCACAATCCGCACCGTTATGATCGACGGCGAACCGTGGTTTGTCGGAAAGGATGTAGCAATCGCGCTCGGCTATAACAACCCACGCGACGCATTGGCGAAGCATGTTGACGCAGAGGATAAGGGGGTCGCAAAATGCGACACCCTTGGCGGAGCACAAGAATTGACTATCATCAACGAAAGCGGCGTGTACAGCCTGATTCTTTCCAGCAAACTCCCCAACGCAAAGAAATTCAAACGGTGGGTGACGGCTGAAATTCTTCCCTCCGTCCGCCAAACCGGAAGCTATTCCGCAAAGCCCATGACGTTGGCCGAGCAGGCTCTGGCTCAGGCGCAGATTCTGGTTGACCACGAAAAGCAGCTTGCCGAGCTGTCGGAATCGGTGGACAAGCTCGAAAGGTTCAACGACGGCATCGTTGCCGTGCTCGCTCCGACCGCCGTATCGGATGGCTGGCAGGAGCAGATGAACCGGAAGGTCCGGCAGTATTGCCTTGACTATGATCTGGATTACCGCGTCGCATTCAATCAGCTTTACATGACCGTGGAATCGTCTACGCGCTCGGATCTGACGCGCCGTGTGGAAAACCGCCGCAAACGCATTTTGCAGAACGGCGGCACGAGAGCCGAAGCGGATAAGGTTACGAAGCTCTCCGTCATTGCTAATGACGCCGCTCTCCGCAACGCTTTCGACCTTGCGCTCAAGAATATGTGCGTCGCGTCCTACGCCCGCCACGGCGACGAAGTGGGGGTATAACACCGATGAGCGAATCCGCTTCCCTTTTCCTCCAAACCCAGCGCGATCAGCGCACCTTCCGCCGCGCCGCAGGGCTTCTTCAGATGCTCTCCGACCTGATCTTCTACACGCTCGACGATCTCGACCATCCTCTCGACCCGGAAGACGCAAAGCGCGTCTGCGAATACTGCGAAACGACCGTCAGTTATCTTTCGGAAGACATGGCCGCGCGGGAAAAGGAGATCGTCGCGCTCTCGTGCGGCGGCTCCGGGGAAAATTTTTCTTCCGGCAGCGGTTGCAAAACGCCTGTCTGCCCGGCATATAAAGCATAAAGCAAAAGGAGGTCACGAAGATGTTTGAAAATTACGATGAGGTTGTCAGAATGTTCACCGCGCAGATGCGCCGCAACGAGTGGACGGAGGCGTCCATCGAAGCCTACACCGGCACGTTCCGCCGCTTCCGCGAGAGCATGGAGAAGAACGGCTTCTCTGAGTTCTGCCCACAGTCGGTCGTCGCGTTCGTAGAGGACGGCAGCTGGTCCATCGTGACAACGGATCTGTACCTGACGCATCTTCGTGCGCTCTCCAAGTACGGTGTGTCCATCCGCATCTTCAGCGAAAATGCCGTGCCGGATGAGCTCCGTCCTCCCAAGCGCAAGCTCGCCGCAGCGCATAAGAAGGAATATTCCCACATCCTGGACGAGCAGCAGATCACGGCGCTTCTCAACGCCGAAGAGCCGGTGTATACCCGCAAGCCGCATACCTGGCTTCGTGAGAAGGCCGAAGTTACGCTGCTCTTCCAGAGCGGTCTCCGCAACTCTGAGCTGCGCGCGCTCACTCCCGCCGATCTCTTCTGGGATAAGAAGGCCCTGTACGCCCGCGTAACGAAGGGAGATAAGCCCCGTGTAGTCCCGTTCCCCTCCGCTTCGCAGGAGGCTGTCAGAGCGTATCTGAGCTCCGGTATTCGCCCGGCGGACGCAGGGGACACCGAGCCGCTGTTCGGCTGCTGTGACCGTCTCACAGGCGCGTGGAAGGGCTTGGAGCGTCAGCAGCTCTCCACACTTATCAAAAACTATACCGCGTCCGTTCTCGGCGAAGAGGCTTCCTGCCGCACCCACGCCATGCGCCACGCCTCCGCGTCGTTCCTGCTCGAAAAGGGCGCGCCCATCGAGAGCATTTCCGAAATCCTCGGCCATGCTCAGCCGTCTACGACGCGCATTTACGCGCAGCGTCTCACAAAGACAGCGCTTGCCGAGACCTACAGCGACATTCTGGATGCGCCTGTCGCCCAGAACGCGCTGAAAGCCGTCTGAAATCACTTTTTAAGGAGACAATGTTTATGTATTACTTTGATCACGCAGCGTCTACGCCGGTGCTTTCCTGCGCTATAGAGGCGTTTCGGCGGGCACCCCAAGGGAACCCCGACAGTACGCACGCCGCGGGAAGAGCCGCAAAGAAGTCTCTGGAAGAATCCCGTGCGATCATTGCCGATTGCATCCACGCAGAGCCGATGGAGATTTACTTCTGTTCTGGCGGCACGGAGGCAAACAACCTCGCAGTTCAAGCTCTTCAGAAGTACGGGACTATTGTGCGAGGCAGTACCTCTCATGCATCCGTGTGGGAAACAGTCGGCCGTGAAAAACCCTATCAACAGTTCCCCTGCTTGTCTGCCCCTTATGTCAATAATGAAACGGGCGAGATCCTGTCGCCGGAGTATATTGCCGCAGCTCGCGCGAATTATGACCTCCTGCACCTGGACGGCGTCGCTGCTGTCGGGCAGACTTATGTAGATGTACAAAGGCTGGATTGCGACTGTCTCACCGCCGCGGGGCATAAGTTTGGCGCGCCGCAGGGCATCGGTTTTATTTATGCCAGACGACATACCCTGAGACTTTCCCCGCTTTTCGTCGGGGGTGGTCAGGAGGGAGGCGTTCGCCCAGGCACTCCGTCCGTAGCGCTCGCCTCCGCCATGGCAGCCGCGCTTGCGTATCGTACCGAGAACATGTACCAGGCTCTGCGCCATATGAGCGCGATACGGCAAACGATCGAAGACCTTGTTCCATCTATATCCGGCGGGCATATCAATGCGAAAGACTACGGATGGACGACCTCCCCGCATATTATTTCCGTCCGCTTTGATGGCATCCCGTCCGCGCAGATCCTCCCCCTGCTCGATGCGCAGGGTGTCTGCTGTTCTGCCGGCAGCGCGTGTTCCGCCGGCAGCCGGGAGCCGTCCCGTGTGCTTATAGCCAGCGGATTGTCGGAAAAAGAGGCGCTGGAGACCGTGCGTATCTCTATCTGCCCGGAGACAACGCAGCACGATGCGGAGACCCTGCTTTCCGCGCTGAAAAACGCCGTGGAAAAACTCAGAAAATTATTACCTCGTGCGCGTTAATCCTTTATAATAATTTCAGAAAAAAGGGAGCCCTTCGGCTCCCTTTTTCACATAGTTACAACGATTTCCTTGCGTTTTCCCGTCAGCGTGATCGTCTGCACGGCATGGCTGGACGGCAGGAGCATCTTCTGTGCCGCATAGCCGCCGAAATTCAACCAGCTCGTCGTGGACACCACCTTGAACGGGCGCATAGACACCGTATTGTTATACGGGTTTATCTTGATCTTGCTCGGCTGCGTAACGAACGGCTTGTGCGTGTGCCCTACAATGAGGCAGTCCATTCCGTCGATGACGTAGCCGAAGCGCTCGTTGCGGTTCACCGCCGCGCCGGTATAAATGCCGCCTCCGGCGCCGTGCGTGGCCACGATGGTATACGTTGGGTTTGTCAGCCCGTCGGCTCTCGCTTTCCCCATCTGGATCTTGATGAACGCGATATTCTCGCGGTACAGGTGCTCCAGATCGAGCTTGCACATGATATCGTAGCTCGGATCGTCATCCGCGTCCTTCAGACTGCGCCGCTCGTGGTTCCCGCTCACGCTGGCAAGAATACGGTCACGCAGCGGTATAAGCATCTGCGTCATCATCTTTTTCTGCTCGCGGGGGCGCATCGTCTCTTCAAAAACGTTGGATACGCTGTTGCGCGTGGCGTTGTTGATAAGATCGCCAACAAGGATAATACGGACACCTGGATCGGAAAGGACGCTCTCGCAGAAGGACGCCCATTCCTTCTCCATGTGTTCAGCAGCACCCAAATGTACGTCGCTGATGGGAATGATTGTCAGATCCGGCCGGTCTTCAAACCGGTGTACGACCATCTCAAAATCCGGAAGCATAAATCCGTCGCTCCTTATGTCGTTTCGTCTGCGTGTCAGGCAAGCAGCCGGTTCACCTCGTCCTGCACGGCTTTGACAAACCATGCGGCGAGCGCGTCCCTACGAGCCTGTCCGTTTCCCCACTTACCGGCGATGACCTCTCGAGCCTTCGCCGTGATGAACGGGTCAACCTTCGTCTCCTCGGCGGGCTTCTCGGGTTCGGGCTGCGGCGCTGGCGTCGGTTCAGGTTCGGGCTGCGGCTCTGCGCCGTCCGCCTTGCTCGCAAAGTCGGGAATGCCGAATCCACGGATGAAGCGGTCATTCACGGCAAGCACACGCTTGTTCACGGCGTTGGCGTTGTTGCCCTCAATGATGGTCATGTTTTTGCCGTCACAGTCGAGCACGATGCCCACATGGTCTGGGTGGCCGACATTGTCGGTAGTGGCGTAGTTCGTTGCGCTGTCCTGCCAATCATAAAAAATCGTGTCGCCCGGAGACGGGATATAGGCGTCATCCTCCACCCAGCGGCCAATCTCCTGATAGAGCCGCACCATGCCCGGGCAGCCGCACTCGGTCGGCATGATGTCGCGCAGGCCGCACTGGAGGGAGACCGTGGACACGAACGCCGCGCACCAAAAATCGGTGACTTTCATTTTCCAGCCGCGGGGCAGCGGGCGCTGCGCATTGTAAATTGCCAACATCTCGAGATGCTTTGCAGTGTTCTCGCGCGTCCCCAGCCATGCGAGAGCGGTGGACACGACTTTCTGTCGAAGTTCTTTTTCTGTCATTACGTTACCTCCGTTGTGGGTGTGTAGTTCGTCTTTGTTACGGTGTTCACGACACGACCGATGGCAAACCGTGCCGTGTCGCCGCGCGTCAGGTGGATGGTGTTATCCTTGTCCACTGTGAGCATGATTTCTCTCCTCCTTATGGATTGGCCTTGGCAAGGGCTTCTTGCGCCGTTCCGTTGACATTCAGCAGAACGCGCGTCACTTGTTTTGCCGCGCCGTTCACGTTCAAATACAGAATATCGCCGACCGGCTCCGGTACGGTAAGAGTGACCGGGCTGTTCGCCGAAGTCGGTTTGTGCCCGCTGGTCATTCCGGCGGTTACCGTCGTACCCTTATATGATGCAGGGAGCGTGTAGTAATACGTTGCCGCCACATAAGCGTCACTGCCGTAGTTGTACGCTTCACTTGGCCCAAATTCGTTTTCGGCGCCGTTGTTTCCCCAAGGGATATACGCCGCTCGGTTCGCCGGCCCCCAGCCCATGATCGCCTTGGACCACATCTTGATCCGGACGCATATGGAGTTGTCGGAAAGGCGGGTCACGGCGCATTGCGACTTATAGGAGTAACCGTACTTTCCTTGGTTGTACATATTGACCCATTCGCCGGATACTTCCGCACTCCACCCGACGACGTTTGTTGGCGCTACAGTGCTGAACGTTCCCATTCAGATCACCTCACACAGAGTATTGCAGGTATACGTCGCCCGGCTGCCACTCGGCGGGCGGCGTTTCGCTCGTTCCGGTGTAGATCATTCGCTCGGCGTAAGTGCCGGAGAAGATCCAGATGTTGTTATCGATTTTCTTGAGATCGATATACTTCTTCGCCGGCACGGCGATGGAGCCGGTCGCGCTCTCCGTCTGCCCCTTGGCGACGTTGATCGGCGTGCCGATACCCTCCCACTCGAAGGTGAACGGGTCGTTCGCAAAAATCCGCGTCTGCCAGTTCGGCGGCAGCAGCGCCGAGACAGCTGCGGTCAGCTTGATCGTCATGGACGTGCCCCACACCCAGACGAGGGCGTTTCCCCACGCGAGATCGGGCGTTGAGCCGGGCGTGCTGATCGCGAGCTCGGTGCCGAAGCGCGCGTCGTTCGTCAGCTTGGCGACGCCAACCGCTTTATCAGCAAGATTCGCTGTGCCTACCGCGCCGTTGGCGTTGGACAGCGCTCCAAGATTTGCCCGCGCCGCTTCCGCCGTCGTTGCGCCCGTGCCGCCGTTTGCCACGCTGATGGGAAAATCCACAGCCGTTTTCACGACAAAAACGTAAGTGGAGTTGTCCGAAAGCGTGGCGGTGTACTCCATACCGTCGGCAGTCTCGCCGGTTTTGGCAAAGCTCCGGATGCCGACCGTCGCCGCCACCCAGTATGTCTGCCAGGTGGACGAAACGCCCGGTTCGATATTCGAGCAGCCCCGCTTGCACAGATAGGAACCGCCGTTGTGCGTGACAAGATTCAGCGGCGCGTAAGACGCCGCCGCGCTGTACGCGCCCTTGCTGACTATCGCAGCCTGTCCGAGATTAACTGTTGCCATGTTCGTTTCTCCTTGTACATTTAAACACTCGCCGAAACGATACCTGTCTCGGCATCAAGTGACATGACGGCAATGTTGAAATTGCCCGCCGCCGTTTGGATAAGGCCGCCATCGTCGCTGAGCGACAGAACGGAACCTTCCGTATATGGGTCAAAGTGGCTCCAGAGAAGCGCCCCCGTTTCGATATCGATATCCAGCATCGTATATATCACGCGGTCGTCGATGACCGGGGCGATTTTCCGGATGAGCGTCGCCATGCCGTCGAGCATCGTCCCGCTCGGCACCGTGACGCCCTGTTCCTCTATGGCAGCCGCTATGTCTGCCTTGGCGCTGTTTATCCGGTCGATTTGTGAAGGAATACCGGGCATTGGCTTCCCCTCCTTCGCTTAAATGGCCGCCAGCGCCTTTTCGATGTCGTCCGTCAGAGATACCGTTCCGCTGCCGGAATGCTTTCCGGCCGGTATGGTATAACTCGTAACGGTCAGTCCGTCGATGGTCGCCGTGACCGTTCCCTGATCCGGCATCGTGCCTTCGACCTCCACGGCGTTCCCGTCGGCGTCAAGGGAAATGGCCGTTTCCCCTGCAAGGATGTCTCCGGCCTCCGCCGTTGCGTTGGAGGCGTCGCCGAATTTTGCGGGAATAGCTTCCACAGTGAACTTGCTGATTACCTTGCCCGCCGTCGGCGTCATGGTCTGCGCCGTTGTTTTCGGTGTGGCGGTCTTTTCTTCCAGAACAATGCTCACCTTGCCGGAGCCGGAATGGTTGCCTTTTGGGATGGTGTAAGACTGCTTCCCCGTAGTAGCATCCAGCGTGGCCGTCACCGTTCCGTTTTCCGGCAGAGTACCGGCGATGGTCTTGCCCGTCGCGTCAACGATGATCTTGTTGACGAGAACGTCCGCCGCCGTCGCGGTAACGCCGCTCACGTTCTGGTACGCATCCGGTATGGGCTTTACCGTCACGGACGACAGGCCGTATTTACCGGCGTCCGGCGTAACGCTCTGCTGGCTTTTTGTCGGAGTGATCTCCTTCGCCTGAAGCACATAGTTGCCGCCACCTGCCACGCCGAGGACCGTTCCGGAACCGTTGTGGTATCCGGCAGGGATCGTGTAGCTGTCGCCCTCCTTGACTTCGGCGGACACGGCGCCGTTGTTCACAATGCCCGCGATCGCCGTGGCCAGCTTGTCCAGCGTATCGGCCGACAGCGCAAGCCCAAGGTCGATCAGTTTGTCGCGGATCGTGTTGCGTGCGGTCTGTATTCTGGTGATTTCCGTGGATGTGGACACGTTGTTCCCTCCTTATATTTCCGCAAGCAGCGCGTTGATGTTCCCTATGGATTCGCTGACCGCTGCCGATGTGATGGGGTGTTCGTTGCCTTCCTCCGGTGTCTGCGCCTTCACGAGGCTCACAACGCCGTTCTCTGTGGAGAAATCGTCGCTGAACGTGAGATCCGTATCGATGCCGGGGTTCGGCTTGGGATCGTCGGGGTTCTCCGGATTATCGGGGCTCGGCGCCGTGCCGGAAATGACGTCGGCAACAGTCGTTATCTGCGGATAGTCGTTCACGCTTACCGCATTGATCGTCATTGTCCCCTGCTGTCCGAGCGGGCGGGTGAACCCCTGTACAACGAACCGCTCTGCGGGGTGTCCCTGCTTGTCGTTGCGCACCACCGTCACGATCTCGTTTTCCACAATGTGGAACATCTGTGTTGAGGTAATCGCCACCTCTTTCGTGAGCGCCGTGGTTCGCTTCAGTTTCCACTCTGCATAATCGCGGCATATCTCGTCCGAATAGTAGTTCGGCATTTCGAGCCGCTGCGTCTTTAGCCCGATGCGGCTGATGCAGGTGTCGGAGGCAGGGTCGCGGTTCTGCACCCGCGCCCGCGCCGTCCGTCCTTCGTCAGATGTTGCCCCGGCAACAATGATGTCGTTGTAGACCTCTGTATTCCGGAATGTATACTCCGCGCCGAGAAACTGCTTTTCCGCGTCGGTGAAGTTCCACAGCACCGGCTTCGTAGCATCGGCGATATCGTCCTGCGATGGGTCAACAATGAGCCTTCCGATGTGGTTATATCCCACCCACGCCGCCAGCATCTCGCACAGCCCCAGAACCACGTCTGCAAGCGTTTCATTGTCTGCGGAAAGGTAATGTATATGGCGTCGTCGTAAGCGGCCACAGCGTGCCGTCTGAGAGCGTCTGCGTCATGTGGTTGTAATAGCCGGTAAAGATCGGCTTGGTCGCATCGAGAGGGCTCGTCCCGTTGTTGTCCATCGTGAACCGGTCGAGTCGGAGCACAGAGTCGATGGCCTCGAAAATGTTGGTTCCCGCCGCCACCGAGTACGCGCCCTCCAGATTCCCGCGGAGCGTGCCGTCCAGATTCGCCCATTTGTCCGTCAAATGGTAGGTAACGGTCTTCGCGTCCGGCGTGACCGTCTCCTTCGGCGTGACGATCTCGAAGACCCCCTGCGGGATGAGATATTCCGTCCCGTCCGGCAGAAGCAGCCCTTCCAGAATGCGGATCTGCTGCCCGAACCATATCTGCCCCACGGCGTAGTTGTATTCTTCGTCCAGATTGGAAAGCGTGATATCCGCCTGCCGGCGCGCGCCGTTCTGAAGATTGCAGGAGATCGCTCCCTGCTGGAGAAACGCGCCCGACCGCCGGTTTTTATAGTCGTTGTCGAGCGCGTATCCCACACTGCCGCTCGGTGTAAGAAATTCCAGGCGCGTCACCTTTGTGAAGTCGGTCTTCAGCGCGTTCAGATACGCCGCATACCGGTTCTCCGCGCCGATAATCGTTTTGTCGCTCATGCAGCCTCCCTCCTCAGCGGACGGTAGCCGTCAGCGTCCCGGTGTCGGCGTCGAGCGCCATGCTGGCCGGAGTGAAGGAGCCGTTCGCCGTCTGAAGAAGCTCGCCGTCCTCGTTGAGCGATAGCACAGAGCCGTTTTCGTAAGGCGTGTCCGTCGTCCAGAGCAGCCGTCCCGTTGCCGGGTCGATGGTGATCGTCGTGAACACGATGTTGTCCGTCGGGTAAAACTGGCTGCCGTCTGCGGAAACGATGGAAACGCCGTCCGTACTCCCGACCTCAGCCCAGGAGATCGTCCCCGTCTGCGGCATCACCCGGCTCTTGTAGTCGATGCTGATCGCCGTGGCGCTCGCCGTGTGGATGCGGAGGAAGTGTCCCTTCGGGTTGAGAAGAAACAGCGTATTGTCTGAATTGCTCAGCGCCATGAGCGCGTCGAACTGCTTCACGGTGTCCTTGTACGCCTTGCCGTTGATAAATCCGCCGATGAACCCGGAAAGCGTTCCGGCAAGGTAATTGGAGGCGTCCGGCTGTCTCGTGGGGTACCGGGTGAAGTTGCGTTCGAGCGTCGGCGTGTTGTTGTTGGAAACGGATCCGGCGCTCACTCCGTCCTTGCCGTACCGGAAAAAGTACGCCGCAACAACGTTGTAGTACTGCGTCTGCGCGTCGTATTCCGTCTCAAGAATCGCCCAGAACCAGAACTGTACCGGCGCCTCGTTCGACACCATCGGGGTCGTGAGATAGACGAGCGCGCCTTCGGGGAAAACGTAATACACATACGATTCCCCGGATTTGGCGCTGTAGTCACGCAGCTCGCTGACGTTCGCGCCGACATAGGCCAGCTTCTTGAGCTTCGTATCGCCCACCGTCCGGCGCAGCACCGTATAGCCCTGTGCCAGAACATCCGGCGTCCACTTGACGTAAACGCACGGCTCGTTGGCAAGCTGGCACGCCGTCACGTTGCCGGTCGTCTCGCTCACGGTATAGGAAACATTGAAGTCCACCCACCCCGTCGTAACGCTCACGCCGTTGGCCGTCTCCACGGTGCATTGGATGGAGTAGGCGTTCCCGGTGAGAAATCCGTTATAATCGACCCGCAGCTCGCCTGTTCCGGAGATTTTCCCCGTGTCCACAAACGGGTTCGCCGTATCGTCCTTATCGGCAATCCGCCAGCGTACCCAGTTGATGGAATCGCCCTGCGCCTGAGAGTACGTCGCCGTGAAAGAATATTCCTTTACGCTCACCGGAGACGGGATCGCATTGATGGCGAGCGTCGGGGTGCTTCTGGCAAGAAAAAGCGCCGGTGTCGTCTGAAGAACATATTCATCGCCGCCGCTGTAGGCTGTGCCTGGCAGCTCCGTTCCGGCGGCTTCTGCCGCCCTGGTAACGGTCAGCGTGTAGAAAAATCCGCTCGCCGTCACAGCGAGAGTATGGTTTTTCGTGCTGTAGCGGATGGAGTCGCCGGCGGCAAGCGCCTGAGCGAGCGTGAAAACGGCATATTCCGTGTCGCTGATCCGGAAATAATACTGTCCGGCGGCTACCGCTCCGCTCGCCGTGTACAAAACGCCCGCGTCAGTGGAAGCGAACCACTGTACGATGAGCATTTTGTATTCGTTGCCGTTTGCCATACCTGCGGCGCTCATATTTGCCGCCTCGATCTGCGCGGCGAAAAAAGCAACGTCTCCGGCGTAGTTCACGCCCCACCACGGCGTGGAAAGCGTGGTTTTTCCCGTGCTGTACAGCCTTGTGGAGGCGGTGTCGTTTTTATAAAGCGTGATCTGATAGGCGCTCATCGGGGAATCGCCGCTCACCTGCCAGCTCACGTCCATGTCCTGCGAGATGTCTACGCATCCGCTTCCGTTGATTTCGTCCGGGGAGATATTGGATGGTTGATTGAGCATTGTTTCACCCCTTTATGCCGGTCCGGAGCCGAAGAACCACGCCTTCGCGTTGCTCATCGACCCCCACCAGACCACCAGCACCGTGTCCCCCACGGCGGCGGAGGCTACCTCCGCCGCGTAGGGTATCTTTATCTCCTGTGCCCCGAAGGGCTGTCTCACGCCGATGACCTTCCCGTCCGGCGCGGTCGTAACGTCGTACCGCTCTGCGCGGAGAGCGTTTGCCGTCTCCTGCCGGCACAGCCGCGCCACATGGCTCCGCATCGCGTCCCAAAAGGCTTTGGCATCCTGCATCATACGATTTCCGTCTCCTTTCAGGTGAGATTCAGTATCCGCAGCTGCCGTGCAAGCTCTCCGAGCGTTGTGGTGTTCGCCTGCTGCTCGGTAAGGTTGATGCCGCCCGGGAACGAATATACCGTGTCGTGGCTGTCCGCAGAGGCTCCGTAGGAGTTCGTCGGCGTCGTGGGTATCCCGGCGGCATTGGGCATGCCGTAAACAGCGCCCAGAGCCCGCGCGAAAGCGTCAAACTGCGCGTTCGGCGTCGGCGTTAGGATTTTGGCGGAAAGCGCCGGTCCGAGAACGATCTCGTCCTCGCTCGTGGCCTTCACGCCGCCCATGCCGCGCAGCACGCCGCCGGAGTCGTAGCCCGGAAGCTTCCAGCCGGACGGGTTTGTTGCGATAAAGTCGGCGATCAGCTCCGCAAGAGACTTGACATTGCCCGTCTCGCCCTTCTGCCGGTCGGTGCCGGATCTGGCGACATCCGCCAGAATGTCCGCGATCTCTCGCAGCGGCTCTTCCACGGACTCAAGGATCTCTTTCCACTTGTTTTCCAGCTCGTCGTACCGGGCGTTAACCGCGTCCTGCTGCGCCTTGATGGCGGCAACCGCCGCGTCGTATTCCTGATCCTTTCGGAATTTGTCGAGCGCATCCTGCGCCTTCTTGAGCTGGTCTTTGGCGCTCTGCACCGCCTTCTGGTCGGCGATCCATTCCCACTGGCCGGTAGCGGCGTTGTACATGCGCACATTGCGCTCCGCCTGCGCGTTGGCAAGCTTTGCCTGCGCCTCCGTAACAGCGAGGATCTTCTCCTCGAGCTCCAGCCGGTCTTCCTCGGTGTCTCGCGCCTTTTTAAGCGCTTCCAGCTGCGCATCCAGATCGGCAAGTTCGGCTTTGCGGGCTTTTTCCGCTTCGTCGAACTTCTTGTCCATCGCTTCCTGAAGCTCTTTCCAGTAGTCGCTGTCGCCTCCGCCGCCGGAGCCGCCGCCTCCGCCGCCGTTCCCGCCGGCATTCCCGGAAAGGCCGGGGACATAAAACTTGCCCTTGTCGGGGTTTCCGAGCTCTCCCGTCGGTTCGTAGTAGCCTCTCGCCGCTGCCCGAAACAGGCCGTCCGGCCGCTGTCCATGCAGCATCCGGCGTGTCTGCGGCGCCGTGTATACCATCGCGCCGGGTGCCAGCATCGTGACCGTAGGCTCGCCGCCTCCGGCAATACGCGCCGTGCTGCCTTCCTGAATGATCTCCGGTCCCTGCTCGTTGACAAGCGTAAGGCCGCCGCCGGAGCTCTTGCCGCCCGAGGCTTTGTGTCCTATATTAAATCCCGCGATGTTCGCGCCAATGCGGACCGTCCAGTTTTTCCCGGTCAGGCCGGACAATGTGGATTCTACTTCCTGAATAGCCCCCAGCGCTGGTACGGCATCGGCCATGAGCTCGATATTTACATCTTCGGGCAATGAATCAACAGACTCGGATACCTCATCGAGCGCGCTTTCTGTCGCCTCGAAAGTGATCCCCTCGATGCTCTGAAGCGTAGAAACAAGCCCGTCGATTTCCTCCTGACTTTTTCCGGCTTCGCTCAATCCTTTGCGGAATTTGTCAAGATCAACATTTTGCGTCCCGTCTGCTGCCTTCGTCAGCGCGCCTACGTCTTCGGCGAGTTTGAGTGCCTGATCGCCCGCGTTGTAGATCTCCGAGCCGTAGACCCCCATGGCCTCCGCCCAGGAGAGGATAACGTCCTCCGAAACGCCGGTATAGTCGGCGAGATCCTGCAGACTCTCCACGGTGAAGCTGAGCCCGCTGTCCGTTTTCTCAAAAGACGCCAGCAGCTTTCCGTTTTCGTCGCGGAGTTTTCCCTCGGCGTCCGCCGCATTATAAAGCCACTGTGCAAACCCGGCGCCGGCATCCTCTCCGCCGCCGCTGAGCATGGCTTTCAGCCCTTCCAGTCCCTGAATGTATGCCGCCATTTTCTGCGGATCATTTTCGAGAGCTTTGCGCTCCTTATCAGAGAGGAACAGACCATAGCCCGCCTGTGCCGTGTTGCTGCTGATGCGCCCGTTGGCTATCTCCTCCATGGTTTTCGCGTAAGCGTCCGCCATGTCCTGGAATCCGTCGTCCTGATCGGACGCCGCCGCCTGCTTAAAACTGTCTATCGCGCTGGTCGCGTCCTTTACGCGGTCAGAGAGCGATTCATAGGACTCCGCCTGTTTATCCACCGCGTCTGCATTGTCGGAAACTGTGTCTGTGCTGTTTTCTGTCTCTTCTGTCGATTCTCCCGTTAAATGGTTGAGAGTACTAATGGCGCTTTGCAGCTGTTCCCACGCCCACAGTGCTCGTTCGTCTGCCTGATTCAGCTTGAGCCCTGCGTCCTGTGCCTCTTCCAGGACAGTGGCGTATCCTTGATACTGCTCGCTAAGCGCTTCCAGCCCAGCCCGATACTGTGAAAGAGTTTTCGCGCCGGTCTGGTAGTAGTCGCTATTTAAGGCCCCAAGCTGGTTTAACAGGGTGTTCTTGTTTGTCGCGTCTGCACCCGCGCTCATCCAGACATAATCGGGAGTCGCCCTTTGATCCTCGAGCCGTGTTCTTATTTCTTCTCTTTCGGTATATAGCGCCTGCCGCGCCAGTTCCTTTGTTTGTTCCCGTAGATAGTCAAGGCGGAGTTTTTCCTGATCCGTCAACTTATCGCCCTTTGCTATAAGCGCGTCGCGTTCATTCGCCGCGTTCTGCCAGGCGCTGCGGAAGTCTTCTGACGTTGTCTCGTCTCCGCTAAACAACTCGACTAATGTACTTAAAGCGCTGTTGGCATCATCGAGAAACGCTTTGAATTTATCGGACCCGGCGATTGTCTGGACAAGGTCTGTCCAGGTGTTTTTGAGGATATTGGCTTTGGATTGCCAGCTTGTGAGCATTGTGCCCACTTCGTTGTCTGCGCTTCCGGCAGCGTCTCCCAGAGACTCCAGCATCTTCTTGTAGGTATCAAAACCCTCAACGAGCGCAACGAGCGAGTTGGTGCGGAGCTTTCCGCCAAGCCCGGACAGCATTTCCATGAGCTGCTGCTCCGTCAGCGCGCCTTCTTTCATCGCCTTGGAAAGCGCGGCAATGGCTTCCATCGGATTGACGAGCTCGCCGGTTGCCTTCGCTGCCTCAACCACGTCACTCGCGTAAACTTCCAGAACATCGCTGAGGCTCTGGATCTCTTCTTTTGTTACGGTGACGCCTTCCTCAACTTCCGTTGTGGTGTCACCCATGATGTTGAGGACGATGGCGCGGAACGCGCGCGCCGCTTCGCTGCCGGACACCTGCGTTTTCGCCGTGATCGTTCCGAGTGCGGCCAGAAGCTGTTCCTGCGTAATGTGCGCCTGCGCCGCTACAGAGGCGACGATAGGCATGCCGCTCGCCAGTTTTTCGATGCTTGTCGCATAGTGGTTGTCGATCTCGTTCGCCTGATCTACGATGAGAGACAGCGCCTCCACGGAGCCGCCCAGTTTGTACGCCGCGTCCATGGCGATAAGCATTTTATTGGCCGTCTCGGAATTGATATCGCCGACGAGCTGCGTTTTCGTGGCTACTTCGGCAAGCCCCTCCGCCAGCTCGCCGTAACCGGCGCGGCTGAACTCGGCAACGCTCTGCAGAAACTCGTTGGCCGCCACGCCGTATTTGCTCGCAGTTTCGTAAGCGCGATTGTTAAGCCCGGCGATATAGCTGTCGCTTGCCCCTGTGACCTTCTGGATCGTGGTGAGTTCGCTGTCCACCTCTTTCATGGTGGAAACTGCTTCTCGGATGGAACGAGTAATAAGGTTGATTGCGGCAGATATGGCGCGGGATTTTATTGACCCGAGAAGGGTATCCCCAAAGCTTTTTGCCGCGCGAGAACCATTGTTTAGGCTATTCGTAAGACGGTCTTCCGCATTCGCATGCTGCTGTGCGGCCGCCGCCGATTGCCCCTGCTGAAGCGCCAGTTTTGCGCCGATAGTTTTCTGCCGCTCCTGTTCAGTGGTGCTTCGCTGAACCTCCTGCTGCAGACGGGTGTTGGCCGCCGCCAACTGGTTTGCCGTCTGTTTCGTCCGCTCCTGCGCTGCCGCAAGATTTGCTTCGGCTATGCGGCGGCGCTCCTGGGCCGTAGCCAGCGCGAGCTGCTGACGTGTCAGGTTCTCGATCCCCGCCGCTCCGGTAACTTTGATCTCGATAGTGACCGGCTTGGCGCTCAGGCTTTTCGCCTTCGCGTCGATTTGCGTCAGCTGCGCCAGAACGTTGGCGCCGTCTCGCAGTTCTGTCCGCAGGACAATGGTATCTGCCATTTTTTCACCGCCTGTACTTGAGCTTTATCGGAAAGCGTGATAAAATTTATTTATTGAAATGGTTGCGTTTTGGCCGTCTGCTTGCCATATATGGTAGAAAGGAAGTGTACAATATGAGTTCCAAATTCTCTTGGTTGAAAGCGCTTAAAATCTCCTTGGACGCCTCCGTATACCAGGATCTTGGGTTCTCGCAGGACGAAGCGTTCTCTTTTGCTTTCATGGACAACGACCGTGCCACGTCTCGCCCAAGTCGTCGGCTCAGTGATAAAGAAATAAAAAAGCGTATAGAAGAAAGCCGTAAGGGATATAACGAAGCAATGAATACGTTTGCTGAATGCCAACGCAAGATATGCGAAGGCGGCCCTTTGGTTCGTGAAGGGGCGGAAAAAGCTCGTCAGGAAGCTCTGCGGTTTCGTGAAGAAGTCAGGAAGAAGAACAGTTAACTCACTTCTATCTCAAACCCCGCCGCCAACAGCGCCGATATATGCTTATATATTAAAACGTTCAAAATAGCGCGAATAATAGCTAATAATATATGCTTTATATCGTATATTTGTTATGTTTTATGGTTTGTTTTATATAACAGGCAGAATGAAGCTATGAAAAAATCACCATTGTTCACCCACGCGCGAGAAAAAAGACAGGAAAGGACGCGCTGCTATGGCGAGCATTGAGAAGCGCACCGGAAAGCGCGGCACATCCTACCGGATCACCGTTACCGTGGGGCGCGATACGTCTGGTAAGCTCTTGAAGCATTACAAGACCTATACCCCGCCCGAAACATGGGGCGAGGCCAAAGCCGAGCGGGAAGCACGGCGGCAAGCCGCTCTTTTCGAGGAAGAGATCAAGAAAGGCTTTGCGCTGGATAACCGCCAGACGTTTGAAGAATACGCCGGGTATGTTCTTGAACTGAAACGGCGGCAGGGCGTCAAGGAAAGCACGCTGGAGCGCTACAATGCCATGCTCGCGCAGATCATCCCGGAAATCGGCTATTTGAAGCTGTCGGATATCCGCCCCGCTCACTTGAACAACCTTTACACCAAACTGTCAAAAACCGGTGGCCGACAGGACAAGGGAACGGCTACAGCGCGAACGGATATAAAAGCCGTTATAAAGGCGCAGAAGCTCACAAGGGCAGAGGCGGCGCAGCGTGCCGGCATTTCCTCCTGTACGCTGCGGAAAGCGTTTACGGGAACTGTCAGCCGCGAAGCCGCTGAGAAGATCGCGCAGGCGCTGAATAAGAAGCCGGAAGCGCTTTTCACCTTTGAGCGGGACGAATCGCCGCTTGCCGCCAAAACGGTGCTGGAGCATCACCGGTTAATATCAACGATCCTGGCAACAGCGGAAAAAGAGATGCTTGTACCGTACAATGCCGCCGCAAAAGCCTCTCCGCCGAGACCGAAAAGAAAACCGCCCAATTATTACCAGCCGGAAACAGTATACGCGATTTTGGACGCAGCGGATACCGAGCCGCTGAAGTACCGAACTTTCGTTTATCTTGTGGCCGTTACCGGCGCACGGCGTGGCGAGATCGCCGGTTTGAAATGGGAAAAGATCGATTTGAAAAGCGGGACGATCATTATTGACCAGGGGCTGTACTACTCCGCCAAACGCGGCGTATATGTGGGAACGACGAAAACCAGCGATCACCGCGCTATGAAGATACCGCAGGAAACGATCCTGCTTTTGAAGCAGCTCCGGCGTGAGCAGCTTGAAAACCGGTTGAAAAACGGCGACCGTTGGCAGGAACAGGGGTATATCTTCACGCAGGACGACGGCAAGCCAACAAACCCGCAGACATGGACACGATGGATGAGCGACTTCAGCCAGCGCCACGGTCTGCCGCATGTAAACCCGCACGCTTTCCGGCATACCGCCGCGTCGGTACTGATTGCGAGCGGGACGGATATCGTCACCGTCTCGAAGATGCTGGGGCACGCCAGCGCCGCCACGACAGAGAATTACTACTCGCACCTGATCGAAGAGGCAAAAGCCGCCGCATCGGACGCGCTCACGGACGTTTTGCTGCGCCGCAGGGCATAA